ATAAAACCGGGCAGTCAGCACAATGCATGACTGCCCATAATTTTTGACTTGTAACAAAATAATGCATCTTTTGTAACAAAATAAAAAACTTTACTTTTTTCGGTAATTATGATAATATAGACCTTGTATTAAATAAATTATATAAATCCTTTGAAAATCAGATTTTCAAGATACGCGCCTGTAGCTCAGTGGATAGAGCAGTGGTTTCCGGTACCATGAACAACCGACTTAGAGCCTTATAAAACAAGCACTTCTTAAAAACTTCACCCTTATTTCACCCTTATTAAATCGAAAAGAGGTAGTTAAAAAATGGCAAGAGTAATAAAAGTAGAGCTTACATCAGAAGAAATTAAGGCACAAATTACATCTATAGAAGAACAAATTACTAAGCTTACAGAAGATATCAAAGGCTTGAGAGTGCAGAAAAAGAATCTTTCTAAAGATCTTGTTGCAGCAGAGAAGAAAGAAGCAGCCGTAAAAGAAGAACAGTCTATGAAAGATCTTGCCAAATTACTTCGAGAAAAAGGACTTTCTGTAGAAGACGTTCGGAATATGCTTGATAAAGAATCAAAGTAAAAAAATGGGTAGCCAAGTATAATGCTTGACTACCCATAAATTATAGTACATTGTCTTTTGTATATCTGACTTCCAGAGATTCAATATCTGGAAGTAATTTCTCATGATAAATATCATTTCCACCAGCCTTTTCATAAAGCTTTCCCATCTCTAGGAATGTCTTTAATCCATCCGGTGTGATGTATCCTTGTGCCATAAAGTCTCTATGCATTCTCCAGAGAGAACTTCTAAATGATGCTACAGTACACTCATCTTGATTAGTTATAAAGTTCTGCATCAAAGTTGTAAGATCAGTAAGCTGTGTGCTCAGAGTATTTTGATTTGTTCTCAGATCATCTCTGATATTAATGGACTGGTCATGATAATTATGTTGAGACTGCTCAAAATCAGCAATTTTCTGTTCCATATCAGACAACTTCTTCTCTAAAGCTTTCTTCTGTAGAGATGCTTTTGTTTCGAGACCAAGAACATCAAGAAGTTTCTCCCATCCAGCTTTTAAAGCTATAACAAGCATTGCACAAAGAAGTAAAGATATGATCACATTGATCTCACCAAACTCATGGATTTTCTGTATCTGTTCAATACCCATGACGTACCTCCTTATGCCTTAATGATATATTTGGCTGATACATAGCCAACATATTCTTTTTTAGTGATTGATACTTTGTACCATCTGTCACCTTTAGTATCTTTTGTAACTCCGAGGACATTAATAAGATTGTCTTTATTTAACATCGGATACTCTGGAAGTAACGGATGTTCAGTACCGGGTTTTTTGCGAACATTCAATTTACTTGCAGTTACTTTTCCTACAAATGGATATTTTTTTGTAGTTGTTGCAGCAGGAGTATTAGGATTTTTAATGTTAGATTTTTCTACATACCCTATATATTTTGCAGCGATACGAACCTGATATCTTGTACCAGATTCACCGATGATATCCACAAGATTACCTGCATTAAGTTTAGGATATGTACTTAACTTAGAAGCTCCTGTAGCGCCTGAGAATACATCTGTTCCATTAGCTGTACAAGAACCTACCCATGCAGTATAAGATGGCTGTACAGGTGCAGGAGATGATGTAGAAGAGGTGTTAGAAGTTAAGATGGATGTGACAATAGAATAGTCTGGACGACAAAACTTTGTCCCAGGGAGATTTGAATTATAATAACTCTTAGCATAAACTCCACCACCATTTGGAACAATAGAAGAGCCTCCTGAAGTGTTACCTTCAATAGTATAAAATTTATCTCCTTCGACTTTTGTTACTAATCCAGTATGAGCGAATGTACCATTACGATAGAAGATTACAATGTCTCCTCGCTGTGGATTTGCATACTTTGTGAAGAGATTTCCAAGAGTAGGACAATATACATAAGGCCAATGTTTAAGGAGTTTTTTAGCTACATCAAGACCGAATGTTTTCATCATGCACCAACTCACAAACGCTGCACACCAAGCCTGTGCCTGATACTGAGGATATACGTCTCTCCAGTATTTAGTGTAGTTATTGTAACCTGCATTTGCAGTTTTATCATCAAGCTGAGAATTAGATTTCTTCTCTAAATATCCAACCTCATTTTTAGCGCAAGCAATAAGAGCATCAATAGCTTTATCTTTATTCATAGTATCACTTCCTTGTGTAGTTGTTGGTTTGAGAGAGTTTGTAGAAGTAGTAGAAGATTTAGAATAGTCTTTATAGAATACACTTCGATCGGTTTTTGTTGGAATACCAGGAATGGTTGCCTTACTAGAATATTGCCATCCAATAACACCAGTAGAAGCAGGAACTCTTAATCTTTCCTGTAATTCACCGGTATCATTATTAGGATATCGAGCAACCCAACAATCATACTTTTTAGCACCTTCTGGTAACTGGTTCTGATACCAAGAATAGCCGCAATAAATACCAAATTTATATCCAGCTTTGACAATAATAGCTCTAAACGCTTCGATCATTTTCATCATTAAATTGTCAGATAAATTCTCCTGACATTTATCCTCTATATCAAGAAACACTGGATAATCCAGTTTTCTTTTATTCAATGTTTTAATAACTACATTTGCTTCATTTTTAATCTGAGCAATAGTAGTAGCATAGCTGTATTTATAGACTCCAACAGGAATTTTATTCTCAATACAGCCTTTATAATTAGGTTCGAATGTGCTATCAATAATATTTCCTTTTTCTGTGATTCTTAGGATAGCGAAGCCCATTCCATAACTAGCAACAGTTTTCCAGTCAATGCTTCCATTCCATCTGGAAACATCAATTCCTTTAATTTCTGCCATAATATCAAGCCTCCTTTTAGTCAATAAAAAAGAGAGGCTTTTAATCCTCTCTTTCAAGTTCTTTCAACATATTAAGTTCTGATTCAGAAATAATCTCAAGCGCCCATTCATCTGGCACATAGTTTTTCATTCGCTTACTCATATTATTTTTTCTATAATATTTATTCCAGAAATACAGATTCCCAAGAGCACGAGCTTTATGCATAACACATATATAAGTAGCTTTTGAGTCAGGAGTACCATTCACTTGATAATCATAACCAGAACAATTAGAACATCCTGCAGCTATAGGACAATAGAAACATTCATCTGTACTCTGTGTCCTTCTATCTATTTTTGCCATACAATTAATTCTGCATTTATAACATTCTGTGCATCCTATACCATTATCTACATCACCAATAGAGTACGGTTCTTGCTCTCCATTAAGAGAAGATTCCATATATCTGATACATGGAAATATGCGACCTTGAGGATCACAAGCAATCATTGAATTACCAACGCCTCCACACCAACTTTGTAAATCATCAGGATCTTTAGGCTGAAAGAAGTCTTCATTATAAAGGGAACAGAAGAAATCACGTTCAAAATCAAAATTCTGTTCCAAGAAATAATCAGATATGCGTTTCATTTGATCGTAAAGAACAGTTGCATGTACAGGTGTCCAACCCTTTTCATATACACAGTTAGCATTAATTTCATCATACCCAAGATCAACCATATGCTTAATAGCATCGTATAGAAAGCTGATATTGCCCGGAGCAATTGTGATCTTGCTTCCCATATGATTTCCACGTTTCATCCAATCTGACGCAGCATCGACAGCTATGTCATAACTTGGACCACCATCTGGAAAAACTCGGCAGGAATCATGTAATTCTTTATTCCCATCAATAGTCACTGAGAAAGATAATCTATTGGCCCACTTACGAAGAAATGCTTGTACTTTTTCGTCTCTGTATAAAACACCATTTGAACAAATAGAGAACATAGTTTTCATGGCCCAAGGATGATCCAACTCTATGAGTTTATCCATAATATAAGTACAGATTTGATCTATAAGCTCTATCTCAAGAAAGGGTTCTCCTCCAATGAAATCTACAACCAATCCAGGAGATTTCTCTGGATTGATATAAGATTTAAAACCTTTTTCACCTGATACAACTAAATCAAAGAATTTCTTAGCTGTTTCAAACGACATTCGATTTTTTCCTTTGTGTCCTTGGTAACAATATAGACACGCAAGGTTGCAATCATCAGTTACTTGAAAAGTGATACTCTGTGTTAATATTCTTTGTCCGTCATCGGTTTTTACCTTCTTAGATGGATAAAGTCTAGCTATCTGATCCGAATATTGTTCTGTCCTTTTCATGCTATCCCCTCTAATTCTGGAATCTCACAATTACATTTAATAGTAATAGTCATTTCATCAGAATTATTTGGAATAATCCAACTATACTGATGACCTTCGAGGCATTCTGGGATATATTCCTTTTCCATCTCATTTGCAAGAGCAGCATACTTTCTCTGTAATTCTGCACCACGTTTATTGTAAGACATAAGAGTATCTCCATTGATGAGTTCTAAATCGCTTGGATGTGATTCAATAACTCTCTGTACAATGTCTTTTACGAAGTTTAATTCAAAATTAACTCTTTCAAGCTCTGTAGCTTTTTCTTTATCAACCTTTACGATTATTTTTCTCATATCCTTATATTCCTTTCATTCTTAATTATTTATCAGAAGCTGTTTCCGTTTTTTCTTTAGTTTCTTCTTTAGTTTTTTCTGTTGTTGTTTCAGTGGTCTCAGTAGGAGCTATGGTTTTATCTGTAGCTAATGAGATATTAATAACACTTCTTTCATTGGAGATTTCTTCTGAAATACTCTCAATTTTCATTCCAGTATAATCTTTCTGGGTATTCCCATAAATAATTCTAAAACCAGTTCTATTCTCGTCAGTGATCATATCTCTGATTGTATTCAAGGATTTATCAGAGTTGAAGATAGAAATAGTAGCCACGATATTTCTATTCATATCATTTCCCAACCCATCTTTATATCCTTCATATGAATATGTATCGTTAGCACGAGTAATAGTTAGTTCTTGTCCATCTTTTAAAATAAGTTTCATAACAATTCCTCCTGTAATTTAAACATGGACCAAAGCATTACACTTTGATCCATGATCCGTTTTGTTTTACAAATATTTTTCCTGATTTACGGGTGATTCGACAGAAACCATTTCCGGTATGCCCTGTTTCATTTGTTCCATCAGGTGATTTAAATGATTGATTTCCTGCTATAGTTTGCGCATTGGTAAGGTAGTAAGAAGAATTTACATAGTTTCCGTCTGGATAGTTTACAGCAGTTTCTGCTGTATAAACGTAACCAGAACCGCCTCCACCACCTCTATCATCATCACCAGATCCGTCTGGATAAGAACCAGAACCACCATACCAGCCGCCTCCACCGGCACCACCATAACCTGAACTGGCATAATTACCGTTTCCTCCGAATCCAAATCCTGCATAACAAGAAGCAGTATCATAAGATGCATTTGTTGATCTTGTAGTTGTCAGCCATGTATTTCCAGTTTGTGTTCCTCCGTATCCACCAGAACCACAGCTTTCAGTAGTAGATCCACCTTTAAGACCTCCGCCGTACATTCCTTTTTTATTTGTCGCACCGTCAGAACCTCCACCGCCCGCAACGATAATACGAGCGTACAGAGAATCTTTACCAATTCTTACATCGGTAGCTCCGCCACCGCCTTTATAATCATAACGATGACCACCACCATTAAATCCACCTTCGTAAATACTTGAATTATTAGACAGTCTTGTAGTTGAAGAATTTCCTGCTCCACCTACATATATGTATAAATCGGTAGACTGAGTAAGAGTTAATGTTCCAACAGAATATCCTCCCTTACCACCATAATCGGAAGAAGATCGGTAACCACCTTGTGCTCCCCAACACTCTATAATATATTGTCCTCTTGGAAGTGATATAGCTTGAGCTGTTCCTGTATAAGCAAAATCCATTACAGCATTAGCGCCAGCATCATAAATTTTATTGTTCATCTTCATAAATACTGGAGCTGCTTTTTTAATTTCATTATTCATTTTACAATGTAGAGTTTTCTTTTTGATATAACAGGTAATCCTACAATAGCCATTATCAGAATGACCTGTTTCTGTAGATCCAGAAGGAGATTTAAAAGATTCATTGCCAGATAAATTAGAAGCATCAGAAAGATAGTAAGATGAATTTAGAAGACAGCCTTGAGGATAGTTAGAAGCAGAAGAGGAAGTATAAACGTAACCTGAACCACCTCCACCACCACCATCATCATCTCCAGAACCATCAGGATAAGTACCTTGTCCACCGTACCAGCCGCCGCCACCAGCTCCGCCGTAACCTGAAGCGTAATAACATCCAAAACCACCGAAACCAAAACCAGCAGCACAGTTAGAAGAAGAATTTGTGGTGCCTTGTGAATTAATAGCACTTAAAGATGAATATGAAGTAGTTTGAGATCCACCATATCCATATGAACCACATCCAAAATTACCCCTAGCACCAGATACGCCGCCAGCATATCCGCCACTATATCCAGAACTACCATCAGAACCACCACCACCAGCAACAATTACTCTTGCATATAAAGAAGCACTTCCAATACGAATATCAGTAGCGCCACCACCACCTTTATAATTGTATCTATATCCACCACCATTGAAACCTCCGGGATAGATTGAATTTGATGCTGATGTAACAGAATTTCCAGATCCACCAACATATATGTATATAGTAGTTTTTTGAGTCAATGTTAAAGTTCCTGTAGAATAGCCACCTTTTCCACCATAACTAGAATTAGAACGATAACCTCCCTGTGCTCCCCAACATTCAAGAACATATTTTCCGGGTTCGAGGGTTACAGATTGAGCTTTACCTGTATAAGCAAAATTCAATACACTCTTTTCCGAGTTTCCACCGTACACAGAAGATACAGAACAAATAGCAGTACAATTGTTATCACATGAAGCTTCACAAGAAAAGCCGCATGAGTTATCACAAGAACCACCACATCCACCTGTACAGGTTCCTTTACATCCGCCAGTGCAGTCATTGGCGCAAGTGGTGGTGCAAGTAGTATTACAAGTGCCAGAACAACCACCAGAACAGGTAGAATCACAACCATAACAACCAGTATAACAACCGGAATCACAATTTCCTGAGCAATTACTTGAGCAAGATCCACCACAACTGGTGCAATCGTTGGCACAAGAAGCAGTGCAAGTATGCTCGCAATCATAAGCACAAGTAGCAGTACATGCAGCATTGCAATCATTAGAGCACCTTTGAGCACAGGCGCTTGTACAGTCTCCATCACAGTTGTTCCCACAGCCAGTGCATCCGGTTACACAAGCACTTGTACAAGCTCCAGTACAGTCATTAGCACATTTGGCAGTACAGTCAGAACAAGTACTTCCTGAACCTCCCTTACAAGTTCCATCACAATATCCAGAACATCCACCAGTACAGTTAGTAGAGCAAGAACCACCACAAGAACCACCACATCCACCAGATGATGAATGAGTGCAGTCAGTAGCACAAGAAGTTCCACATCCATTACTACAAGCCATAAGCCTCACCTTCCTTTCAGTCTTTTATTCATAAGTAATCCAAATATCTCCATTCTTTCCGTCACTAGCTGCAGGTTCCGTTGTTGAAAGATGAATACCTATTTCAGCTAACGACCAACTTACGTTTCCAGATCCATTTACAGATTTACTTGTATTTCCTACAGTAACGGTTCTTGTTGTTCCCCAATTAGCAGTAGTAATATTAGCTGTACCATCAAAATTCGTACCATTAATAGTTCGTGCGGTTTTTAGTTTTTTAGCAGAGCCGCCACTACCTGTTCCGTGAAATATAATCGGCATAGTTAAGCCCTCCTTTTATAAATCTATGTGTTTCCAACCAGAGTTCGTTTTTACGTATAATCCATATTGTGTTGGGTTCAAATTTGTAATTCTGCAGAATCCATTGCCTGTGTGACCAGTTTCTGCTGATCCTGTAGGAGAAGTAAAAGAAGTGTTTCCTGCGATAGTCTGAGCATTTGTGAGATAATGAGTAGAATTTAGTAGACATCCGTTAGGGTAATTTTTAGCTGTAGAAGAGGTATAAACATATCCTGAGCCTCCTCCACCCCAACGTCCATCAGAGTCAGAATCACTGTCATAGGCTCCGCCGCCACCGTACCAGCCACCGCCTCCACCACCACAAGAGTAGCCGGAAGCATTTCCGCCTTGACCAAAAGTAGCCTGAGTGCCTGTACTCCAAGTTATACCACCTGCAGTTTGTGAGGCACTACCGCCAGATCTATTTTGACCAGTAGTATAAGAACCGGTAGTGTTATTATAATAGCCATCTCCACCATATTCTCCACCGCCACAACCACAAGGATTAGCATTGGCACTTGTTACACCAGCTCCGCCGCCACCTCCGGCTACGATAACTCTTGAATATAGAGAATTTTGACCTATACGAACATCAGTTGCTCCGCCGCCACCTCTACCAGAAGAAATACCAGTTCCTCCACCATTGAATCCTGCAGCAGTAGAAGAGGAAGATCCAGCTCCGCCAACAGATATATAAACAGTAGTCGTTTTAGTAAGAGTAATTGTGCCTTTGGAGTAACCACCATATCCGCCAATGCAACCACTGTAAGTTCCTCCTTGACCACCCCAGCATTCTATTGTATATGTACCTGGTTTTAGAGTCTTAGATTGTGTAGAACCTGTGTAATTAAAATCCATTATGTCATTATTAGCATGAGTAAGGTATATTACATCTGTTAATTTAGTGATTCTTACGTAGCCATTACCTGAATGGCCTGTTTCTGTACCACCTGTTGGTGAAGAGAATGATTGGTTGCCAGCAATGGTTTGAGCATTAGAAAGATAATAAGCAGAATTTAATAAACATCCAGAAGGATAATTTGAAGCAGTGGTAGGAGTATAGACATAACCTGATCCACCACCAGCAGAATCACAATGTAATCCACCTCCGTACCAGCCACCGCCTCCACCAGGCGCTACATCTGTAGAATTACTGGCTGATGCTCCACATCCGAATTTAGCTTGGACGGAATACCTATTAGGTTCCTCTGATGATCCTCCTGTACCAAAAGTAGTTTGTTTTCCGCCAGTGCCATGATAAACGCGGTTTGATAATCCATCTTGTCCTGTAGTACCTCCGCCAGCACCACCATTAGCTGCATTATTACTAACGTCATATCCTGCAGATCCTCCGCCGCCTGCAACAATAATTCTACTTAATAGTGAGTTTGTATCTCGAATGTTATTTATAAAATAAGATGAGTGTGAAAATACAGGACTCATTAAAGAAATATCAGAAGCTCCACCGCCTCCGCCACCTACGCCAGAGCCGTTAGTACCATAACCATCACCGCCGCCATTAAAACCACCAGCAGTTCTAGTATTAAAGACGCCATTTTGACCTTGCCCTCCTACTGTTATATATATAGTGGTATTAGTTGAAACATTTAAAATACCAGTAGAATAGCCACCTTTTCCACCATTACCATAAGTTCCGTTTGATTGATTGCTATTTCCACCTTGTGCTCCCCAACACTCAAGTTTATATCTACCAGGAGTCAATGTAGCAGTCTGGACTGATCCAGTATAATCAAAATTCATAACTGCACCATTAGAATTAGCAGAACCAATACCGTACATTTTGTTATTATTTAATTTGAAATAGAATGCAGTAGCCTTTTTCATTGAATTGTTTATTCTGGTATATAGTGCCGTATTCTTGCATTCAATAACAGTAATTCGACAATAGCCGTTACCAGAGTGCCCTGTCTCAGATGAACCTGTGGGAGAAACAAAAGAATTATTGCCTGCTATGGTTTTAGCATCAGACAAGTAATAAGAAGAGTTAAGTAAACAGCCTGATGGGTAATTAGAAGCCGTAGAAGAAATATACACATATCCAGAACCACCGCCACCAGGAATATTTTCGGAACCGCCACCATAGCCTCCATACCAACCGCCGCCACCGCCACCGCATTCTCCAGAAGTATAACTAGAAGCAGCTGCTTGTCCAAATCCGCTACCACTTGTTGCAGTACCAGCGCTAGCACCAGTTGAAATTCCGCTTACGCCACCACCAGAGCCACCATTCCCATCATCAGATGCTCCACCGCCACCACCAGCTACGATAACACGAGCATAAAAAGAGTCTTGGTTAATACGTATATCAGTAGCGCCAGCACCACCAGAGCCACCATGATTCGTTGAACTCCAATCTCGACCAGAGCCACCGCCGTTAAAACCACCAGCTCTAATTGCACCAGATCCAGAAGCTTCAGAACTTACACCTCGACCACCAACATAAATATATAAAGTAATTTTAGTATTTAGAGAAATGGTTCCAATAGAATAACCACCTTTACCGCCAGTATATGAATTGTCAGTACATCCATTTCCACCCTGAGCACCCCAACACTCCAATTTATATATTCCTTTAGGCAATGTTATACTCTGAACAGCACCAGTATAATCAAAATTTAAAATATCACCAGTTTTAATATTACTCATCGCCATACACCACCCACATATCACCAGGTTTACCATCAGTTGTCTTAGGTTCTTCAGTAGAGAACGTCACATTCCTTAACTGAGATTTCATAATATCTGACTGATAAGCAGTTACAGCTCCATTAACGACCGGTTTATTCTGTAATCCATTATAATCAGTTGTACCCGGATCACCTTTATCTCCATAAACACCTATAACTGTTGGAGTAGTGTACAAATGATTATTGTTTGTCAAAACAAATTCATGATAACACCACAAATATTTGTTTGTAGATGTCATAACCTGAGCAGAAGTCGCCCACCCAGTAGTTTCCTTAGTAACACTTTGAGATTGAGAACTAGCAAGATAATGAGGGATAACACTTGATATGCCGACTCCCTGATCACCTTTAGGTAATGTAAAATTCAATATAGCATCTGTATCAGTGCCAGAATTAGTTACTGCAGCTGAAGAACCAGTTTCGGCAGTACCAATTTTAATAGTTGCATTCTTACCAACTCCGGCAAGACATTGTTCACCTTTATAAATTGCCATGTTATCGCCTCCTTTTATAAATCATTTCTTATAACAATAGTAATGGGAATATCTACAGTTGGTTTCTCGGTTGCTTTTATAGTAATTTGATTTGTAGTCTGTCCTCCGTCAGCTAACATTGCATTTTGGTAAGCTTCAATAGCAGCAGATGAAGCATTAGAAGCATAATCTATTTCTACAATATTTGAAGAAGTTACTCCAGATACGGATAATACATAACTATATGGGGCAGAAGATCCAGTCCATTTACTTGCTGTGAGAGTAGTATTAACAAGTGTACTTTTCTTTGCATATGTTTTTTCTGATTTAGTACTTGAAAACGTACTGTTGGCTGTTACAGATGAGTCGTTAATAACATTTACAGAATCATATTCATCAATAACATTGTAATAGGTATTTGCGTTTAAAGTTCCAGCTTTCTTTTTTGCAAGATAATCAGCCTTTGTAATTTCAACAGGAACATTAAGTCCCATCTGAGATAAAGTAATGTCGGCAGTGCCATCGAATGAAGCACTACCAATCTTTCTTGCAGTAGCTAATTTTACAGCTGCGTTCGCATTTCCACCGGCTGAAGATGATCCAGCATAATTATGTGTGTGTCCAGTAGCAGATTTTCCATTTAGGGCAGTTGTAATAGCATTTTGAGTCATGGTACCATCTGTAGCCGACCCAGTTTCGGTATAAAGCTTAGTTATTCCTAAGTAACTTGATGTACCTACAGAATATGTCGTATTTGTAGGGATTACCCATGCACCATCTGCACGAAGAAATTTTAATTGTTCTCCTATATTAGGTGCAGGAACAAGACCAGCACTTCCGGCAGCAGAAGAAGTAGCACCTTTCATGTTTCCATAAGTATGATCGGTAAATAATGCATCTGCAGGCACTGACTTACCAAGTGTATATGAACAAGCTACTGGTTTACCACCTGAGAAGTATACAGGCTGAGTTGCACTTCCAGCTGTGGTAGTATCAAGTTTTACTGCAGAGTTTGCAGATCCACCAGCGGATCCAGAACCAGCATAATTATGAGTATGTTTAGAATCTGCAAAATCGGTTGTAAGTTTATGCTGAATCATATTATTGTTTGCGACTAACAGCCATGTATCTTTAGTATTCGCGGTAGTAATATCTAATGTATATCCATTCCATTTAGTCGAATTACCGGCACTATTCGCATAAGATGTTGAACCAGAGTCAACACCAGAAACTATATTTGTATATGCCTGATTATGAAGTTTTGTGCCAGCAGCCGCAATAGTAACATAACACTCAGTAGATGTTTTTGCGTCTGTTGTAGTGGTACCGCTTACTTCAGAAGAATTAATCATTACCCAAGTTCTGGTGGCATTGCCACGTGCTCCACTCGCAATTGCGCGGAAATATGTCCCCGCATAACTACCACCGGTTTTAAAGAATGCATCAGCATAGGTCTTTCCAAAGACATTATAAAGACCAACTTGAACACTATCTGCATTTAATCCACAACGAACCAACCATTTTACTTCGACAGAAGATACAGAACTGTTATTATTTGTACGCAATACAATTCGTACAATACCAAATCCACCACCGCTATAATCTTGAGAAATAAAGAATGTGGTAGATCTATCTGAATAGCTTGATGCAATAGTATCAAGTTTTGCAAACCTATGAAATGGATAATTATTTTTATCACCGACACTCGCAGCAGAACCATAAAATCCAATATTTGCTGATGAGTTTGATGATCCGTTATAATTAAAACTCATAGTAATATCGGTACCACCAGATACTGTTCTAGTAGTTGATAGTTTAGCAGCGCTATTAGCAACCCCACCAGCACTTGAAGATCCTGCGTAATTATGAGTATGACCAATACCAGATTTACTATTTAATCCATCTGTAATAGCTTTTTGAGTCATAGTACCGTCTGTAGCAGATCCTGTCCCAGTATATAATTTGGCTAAACCAGGTGTAGAAGATGTACCTGTAGAATAAGTAGTATTGGTATCTTGTCCTGGTATACCTAATGCTGTAATATCCGATTTAGTAACAGCTGTAGTAGCACTTACATGTCCTGTACCATCTACTGTTATTTTATATAAACCAGATGACTTAGCAGTATATCCAGGATGAGTATATTTGGTATCAGTAAGAATATCCTGAGACCAATTTCCCCAAGTTCCATTTCTACATACTCTTCTATAAGATTTATCATCAACGTATACAATCTGAGTATAATAATTTCCAGATGCACTGTGTACAACTATCATACCGAAATTATCTACACCGCTAGGTTTATTTGTTACCGAATTTCCACCACCTGCATTGTAAAATCCAGGTGTAGTAACTTTATCTAAATTTCCATTAGTTAAAGTAGTTATAGTAGCTTTGTTTTCATTTAGCCATTTACCTTGTGCTGCAGACAATGATTGATCCGTAGCTGTAGAGATAAGATTATTTTGAATCCCCCTCCATGTATCTTTTGCTGGAGGTGTATAACCAAGAGCGCCTGTTACATCGCCTTTTGTAAGTTCAGCTTTTGCATAAGATAGTTCAGACCATTTATGTGTTCCATCACCTACTTTATGTTTTCCAGACTTATCACTTGAAATAGCTACTTCTCCGCTTAAAAGAACCGGATTATTTTTATTCCAGTTAGCTTCTGTATCATATCTATGTTTAATTCGTATTTTTAAATTGTTTTCTCCCATTGCACACCTCCATTTTTATTTTCTATTTAAATAGACATAATCTATAATTTTCATATTTAATAAAGCAGTCTCCATCATAGAGACTGCTTTGCTTTTTATACAGATGCGCCACAATTTAAAACTAAAGTATTAGAACCGTTGGTTAAATAATCGGTATTCAAACTTTTAACACTAAGAGCAACATTTCCTCCACCATTGAATGCTACAGCATCAGCAACGGCACCTCCAGTAAGAGAGAAATTTCTTGATGCAGCGAGCTTTGTTGCAGAAGCAGCATTTCCTGTACAAGTAGCCGCAGAAGATGCAGAAGTTGCATGACCCTGTAAAGAACCTGCAAATGTAGTGGCAACGAGTTTGCCTGCTGTTGTATCAAGATATACACCTGTATCAAATACTTGTTCTCCGATAGAAGTTGTAGCAGAAGTAGTACCTGTTACATACGCTTTAGTGGTAGCATTGAGTGTATTTTTTACTTTTTGATCAGTTGTTTTATAACCTTTTTTTTCAACAAATGCTGCAACTGCTTGTGATGTTGGAAGTTTAGTAGAAGTAGAAGCGGCTTCGATAGAAGAATCTACCTGTTTTGTAGCAGCTTCACCTACTGTAATTGCTCCAGACTGAGCGCTTGTTGTAAGATTCTGTGTTGTAGTGGAATACTTAACAGTAGTAACGGTTTCATTACCAGATGGTACAACAATCCATTTTGGATCTTTTGACATAGCGACTACTAAGTCACCGACTTTAGCTGTTACAGCATCTCCTGTATAAGAATTATCAGCAGCTACAGAAACCTGAGTAATTACTTTATATGTATCACCGACTACAACAGAAGATGTAGGAAGAGCAGTAGCGGTACCATTAGTTCCAAGTGTTCCTTTGAACACCATTGCATCAGAAGCAGCAATAGAACTTGAAATTTTGGCATCTACATACTGTTTTGTTGTTGGCTGTAAAACATCAGTTGGATCGGCTGCAAGTGTTACTGTACCTGTGAATGTACCACCAGCTTTTGGCATAGCCGCATCTGCTTTTGTACCCTGAGCAGCTGTAGCGTAAGCACCTGAAGCAGTGTAAGCAGCGGAACCAAGTCCTTTAACAGCAATATCGTCAGTTGCTTTGCCATTAACTGTTAACTTGATTGTACCGTTGTTAGTTCCGGAAGTAATAGATACAGACTGAACTGATTTATCTGCTTTAGCACCCTGTGCAGCTGTTGCAAATGTCTCAGCGCCTTTAAATGCAGCAGAACCAAGAGCACCAGAGGCATGTGGAACTAACTGTCCGGAAGTATTTGTTACAACTGGAACATCGGCAGTTGTACCTAAAGCTGCTCCATTTACTGGAACATTCCCCTGTGCAGAACCAGCTGTTTTATAAGCAGCAGATCCCAATCCTTTTACTGCTATATCTGTTGCTGCTCCAGTTCCTGTTGTTACAGAGATTGTACCGTTCGCAGTGCCAGAAACTACTTTACGGACTGCGTTTGTAGCAAGAGCACCCTGTGCGGCAGTTGCATAAGCAGAAGTATTTGTATATGCAGCACTTCCTAATCCTTTTACCGCAATATTATCTGTAGTTGTTCCATCTACAGTCAGTTTTAATGTACCGTTGTTAGTACCGGAAGCAAGAGTTACGTTCTGTACTGAACCATCACCAATCAGTGCAGAGATTTCTTCTGGTGTCATAGTCGCATATGGCAATTCAGCAAATGTTTTAACCCCATCACCAATTTTAATTTTGTAAGCGCCAGATTCTGTAATTTCAATCGCTTGTTCACCTTTTAATAGAACAAGCGTAGATTTCGCCCAATTAGCGGTTGTGTCCGATTTAAGGGCAATACGAGTATTCAATGTCTGTGTAGCCATTCACATCATCCTTTCGAGCTACCGCATTGCATGATGAATTCCTTTTCAGGATCAAATGCCAATGCATAATATTTGATATTATTATCATCCCATCTATAGATTGCATTTGTGGTTGTGTCCACATAAATTGCATTTGTTTTACCAATTGTTGGAAACAATGTATAAGATGCATAAGGGATGACTTCTTGCTGATCAGCTATATATTTTTTAATATAATCAACAAGCTCAGTAAGACCTTGTAAATTAAGAAATTGTTCTTTCATTATCTGCACATCCCTTCGCTTTAATTAAAGCAAGGGGAGTAACCCCTTACTTTACGCACTAAATAAACCTTTGATAGACGCACTTGGAATTGCTTCGTATCCATCTCCAACAAGCCCCTTAAGAGCGGTGATATCAGATGTGTTCTTAGCAATCTTCGGTTTTTCAGCGGCAAGATCTTTTTCAAGAGCAGTAATCTTACCTTCGGCAGTATCCATTCTGCCTTTAACAGCAGTAATATCTCCAGCATTCTTTTTATCAGCAGCTTCTAATGTAGGTAATTTCTTTTCAATAGCATCAATTCTTCCTACAGCGGCTGTCAGATCTTCAGCTTTCGCATACTGAGAAAGGTCAGAATCTGCAAGAGCCTTAGAAACATATTCAGCAATATAACTTACGATATCTTTAGATGTTGCTGTGTTTGGGAGAGTACCGATAAGTGTTTTCAGCTTAGAGATATCCTCTTTATTGGTAGTAATCTGACTATTCATTCCTGCTGCATCAGATGCATGAGAAGAAATCCAATCAGAGATTTCCTTCAGTGTGTCATATGCTTCTGGGGCGCCGTTAACAATCTGAGCAACTGCATCAGAAACAGCTTTCTTTACGGATCCAGCCCCGGTTCCATTAAGAGTACTGATTGCTGCGGTATTAGCTGCAACACTTGATTTCAGAGCAGAATCATCATATGTGCCTGTCTTTACAGCTTCTTTAATATAAGAAACTACATCTTTAGCTTTAGCACCAGTAGGAATAGTACCAACATAAGACATTACTTCTGTTTTTGCTGTGTTAGCAGCTCCGGCTGCATCGAAATCTGTAGCCGCCTTTCCAGAATCTACAAGATTACCATTAGCATCAAGACCTGCAAGATGTCCGGAGATAGCTCCTTTTACCTTATCTGCTTTGCCTGTTGGCTGTGGAATAGTAATAGTAAATGCTGCTTCATCAATGGTTACGGGAGCAGTTTTTGTATAGAAATAAAGTGTGTATCCGTCTTCTGACTGGGATACTGTTTTAATTGAGCTTTTAACAGCTTCACTGATTTTTGTGTCAATCTGTACGTTATGCAGATTTAAGAACTCCTGAAGATTAGAAAGTGTAGCGAACTGTAATTTTGCCATAATTAATTTCCTCCTTGAAATATATTTGTTAAATCTTTAGAATCAATACCACCAAGTTTTCTTTCTAAAGCAGCGTCAATATGTTCGTCTAAAACATCCAGAACAGTTTCTTCAATGATATTTGAAACATATTCTTTTACAGAATCAGCACTTGCAAAATTCTGCTCATTGATCCAGTTTTCAGTGATATAACGATCAGTCGTATATTCACCATCCTGCTGAATGAAGTATAATGTAATAGATTTTCCTTGCATTTTTGTGATTGTTGTGCTGGAAGTATCAGCGTCATGAGATACAAGATACAGAACATCGTCTGCAGAAGATTGAACAGTAGTATTGTTTCCGCCAATGATAGATTGGCCTTTTACTTTATAAATACCATCATCGAGTGATGATATCTTTACTGGGACAACAAGAGTACCTATAAGATTTGTAATAGGCACATCAGATAATTTGTTATAAGACAAGCTATTAATATATTCTACGACAGTAGACTTGTCTTCAAGGTTACCAATAATATTATCCAGAAGTGTAGAGAGTTCAGAGGACTTAACATAATTATCCAATCCGATTGTTTTCTTGACTTCTTCAATAATATGATCTCTATCCTCATCTGTCATAGAGACATCATAAGAGAAGAGTAATTTATCTCCGGTGAAGAACATAAGATTTGAGCCAATGTATTTTACATCCGTAATCTGTTTGTCACCTTTGACATATTCTAATGTGTTGTCGATGGTCACCCATGCTATACACTTGCTGTCTTTGATATAGCAAAGTCCTGGATACTTTAAGACTCCACGCTGTAATGCTTTTTCTGCAATCTGTTTTGTAGATGCAGTAAACCAGGTTGGAATAAAAGCCATGTTTGTGATCACCTCTTTAATTTGTCGTATTCATATTTGGTTATTTCTTTGATTTCATAGATGTTGTTGTCTAGCGGAAAATTATATAAACCTTCAATGTGCCATCCATATTTTCCATCTGACGATAAAATAGCCTGCGCTTCTGTAATATCGCACAGAAGCAACAGACTATGTTTTTCTTGATATTTAATATACAATATATGATCAAGGACATCTACGATTTCATCATCTTTAATTACTTTGTAATACATGCGATATCCTCCTTAGAAGAGGGGATTGGTTACCCCTCACATGAAATTGAAAACATAAGCAGAATTCCTGCTGATTGACCGGGATAGCTAAATCCATATGCACTACCAGTTTCATTCACCGTATACATCCAGTTTGTTACTGTAGCATTAGGAGATCTGGTCCAATAAGATTCATACTCTGTAGGAGTAGAAGGTTTTGCTTTCTTTCTGGTATCATCATCTGTGAAATAAGCAATAGGAGCATTTGCTTCAGAAATATATGGTTCAGAAGTAGCAGTAGGATCGATTTCATACAGAGATGGAACATAGAATCTACAATTAGACACAGAAGTGTCATTAGACTTGTTTCCGACAGAAGAATATACTTTAACTGGTTTAATCAACGCTTTCCATAAAGGAGAGATTGCTTTAACCATACGAGTATTCAACCATGTATTTAATGTAGAATCAGCCCAACCTCCAGCATTTACACTCTTGTTACTAAAAGGTTTTTCTGTACCAAGTAGATTAGAAGCAACAAATGTAATGTTAGCTCTCTTTGAAGCAACATCAGATAAATAATATCCTTTAAACTTAGCCACTTCCATAGGGATTATTTCGTGGATCCATGCAGCAATATCCATACATTGTTCTTCGCCAAGATCTGCGTACCAGACTTTAGCCCAATGTACAGTGCCTTTTGCAAAATTTTCATATGCTCCGTCGTCAGCTTTAGAACATCCAAATACGAGAGTGGAACTATGCTCTGGAATCCGGATCGCATTCAGAGTAGTAGAAGATACTTCTTTTCCGGTCATGTTTGAATTGTATACATAAAGCTTCTGACTTCCAGCTTCATGACGGAATACAATAATCTCTCGGTTTGTTCCAGCAGATGGAGTTATACTATCAGTATTCCATGAGAAACGAGGTTCCTGAGAATACCAAAGTCTGAATCCATTTGAACCGTCACCCTGAAAACACTGAGCAAGAGTAGAGTTTACACTATTTCCTGAATCAAATTCAAAGTCAATAGCAATTGTAAAGTCTCTGTCTTTTTCCATGATTTTTAATCCGGTGTCAATATAGTTTGTTCCATCAAATTTAGTCGCAGCTGAAATAACTTCATGCTCTTCAATGTCGCCATAGCTATAATCAACACCAAGTTTGAAATCTAATGTATCTTTTAATGATAATGATTTTGCTTCAAGTCCCATTTTCATAAGAGTATAAAGCTCAACCTGTGTCATATTGGCCAGATCCTTACTATCAAAGTATCCATCTACGTATTCGCATGTTTCATATACTGCATTGATCGTTTTATTTCCATCGACAAATCCTGACTTATCCCATCCTTTAAACAGATTGTACTTATAAGCAGATTCCTCAGCAGTATATACAGGAGTATCACCTGTATATTTTACATAAGAACCATACTGGGCAGTAGATTCTTGAAGAGATAATCCTTTAGAAACATATTTTACAGTATATTCACGGATTTTACTGTCATATATAGCAGTAATAGTTCTGTCAGCAAAGATTCCTGTCATTGAACCTTCCCATCCTTTGAAGGTATAATCAAGCTTAATTGTGCTTTTCTTTGTAGGAATAGGAATCGGATTAACTTCTCTTGTAGTAGGATCAACAGCGTTTCCACCTTTATCTACGTACTGGATATCAAGGATAGTATTACTTTCATCATCATTTATAAATGTAACTTTGAATTGAGTAATGATTGAATCGTAAGTAAGAACAAGGTCTGTCCAGATTCCAGGTTCATCTTCAGAACCAACAAATTCTTTATATTCCTGCTGTCTGACTACAGGAACATGAACAGATCCAGTAAGAATTGACTGCTCAGTAGTAGCGCCATTATCATCAATACCGGCAAGTTTTGATAATTTCAGAAGAAGCGTAGTATCATCAAGATTCCATGAGATACCAGTAATTGTTACGGTACGAAGAGTATTAATAGCAGCATTTAAGATAGCAAGAGCATCTACGATAGAATTCTGACATACAAATGTCTGTAAATTATCGTATCCTGCAACCTTAAGATCAGTTAAGTCTTTGAGGTTCTTGAGTGTAAGAGTGTTGATAGAAGATGGGAGAGAAGCATGAGCAATCTTACCATGATTAGCAAATAATACAGATGTTACAATAGTTCCATCAGCATAAAGATTAATAAGATTTTCACATGCAGACAGGTTAACAGATCCTGTAAGATTTGGACAATTACGAATATCCAAAGTCTCAAGAAGAGTATTATTACCCATATTAAGAGATGTCATAAAAGTATTCTGATATCCAGCTGTATTATTACCAATGATAAGAGTTTTTAGCTTAGAAGCCTTTGAGAAATCATTATCATGAATATAACAAGCAGAGAGGTCATTTAATGCCTCGATTCTTGATGCAGCATAGATAAGAATAGCTGTATCATCCATATTTGTTAAGTCCGTAGTAATCTTATATTCTTGTCCGGCTTTTGCACGTACCTGAGTAGTTTCTGGTGAATTACCATAAAGTACAGAAATATACATATCAGAATAAGGAATGATCTTCAGAGTATAATCTGGTTTAACTACAACTTTCTTAGGTGTATTACATCTGAACATAATCTGATCAGACTTTACATCTGTATGTAAGAATTTCGTTCCCATATAAATATGCTGGTCACGTTCCCATTGTCTGAGATGATATTTTCCACGTCCATTCATCATCTCATTAAGGAATCTTACTGTTCCAGCACGATATGTTCTTATATACAATCTTTCATAGTGGATTCTCCACAGTTCTTCTGGGAACTGATTCTGCCATGCTTCATACTCATTGATTAAGTGGGAGTCTGACCAACAGTTAGAGTCTACAGACTGATACATGTTTCTTAATTCTTGTGTAAATACATCACGTATTCTGCACCACAATACAGATTCAGCAGCATTGAAAACATAACCAGATGAAGGATTTCCTTCTTCTTTATAGTCAGTATCTTCCTTACCATATGGGAATGACAGCTCACCTGAATTATTAATACCAAGCTGAGTGTCCATATCATATGCCCATAGATCAAATCTATAACCATTATGCAGAGCAGCCGCATCATCATCTATAGTATAATATTTAGCTTTATCACCCATAGTTGTAGCTTCTTCCTGAGTGATATAATGTTTTGCCCAATGTGGGAAAACATTCTTGGCTCTATTGTCAATCATACTATATCTGAGTGTAACTAAATAGAAATAGAGCATTGCATCCTGAATACACCAATCTTTCAAGCCATCTTTAAATTCTTTATCACTAGACGTAATTACAAACTCATAGAAGTCTCTCCAAATCTGTTTGTTATCTGTACGTATTTTCTTTTTTGCTTCATCAGAAGTAAGAGCAGAACCATCCTTAGAATCGCCGCAACAATCATATCTGAATTCAAATGATCCATCCCAGTTATTATACAGAGCATCATATGCTGTATTACCAGTTTTCCATTCAGCTTTACTGATAGGATATTTCATAGTTCCATCTTGGTTTGTTATACCGGTCTGGAATGCAGAGTTTGGAAGAGTATTGTCACTGATTTCAATACAGAATTCTTTCATATCCTCTGGATCATAAGCTCTTGTAATATCAGTCTTCTTTGAATCTCCCATATTACCGAGAGAGTAGAAGTGCCAGTCTGTATCCTGAAATTCTCTATGAGTAGTAATATCAGGATCAGATTCTTTAATAAAGATTACACAGTTGACAAATTCCATAGAGTTTTTAACTTTAGGATTTCTACGTACCGCAGGACTTTCATATGGTAAAAAGTCGTTGAATCTTTTCTGTCCTAATGCATTAGTTGCCATATTTGAAGATGCTACATTTACTTTAAAATTCCACCAATTATTTGGAACAGAGTTTCTTGTAAGACTAATCTTACCAGTTCCGTCCTCATATCTTGTACCATCGCCAAGAACCAACTCTGTCTTATAGTTAGGATCAAGAGGAATCTTACTATTGATCTGATGTACACCATCCGCACAACAAATAACATCAATATTTCTGGCAGCAAAACCATATTCATTACTTGTAGTTCCCTGTCCGGCGTGGAAACAATTAATAAATTTCCAGTTATCTAATTTAGGATCCCCATTCTTATAAATACATTCCATAGAAGTATTTTTAACAAAATCTTTCTTATCATTTGTAAAGTGAGGGGCTTCAATTTTTATAATTCTTAAATTCGGGCAAGCATTAGCTACAGAATCTGGAGTAAGAGCATTATTGTCATTGTAAATCTGGTTTCTATTATATCTTGCAATCATTTCATCTGAATCTCTAGCATCTGCAATAAAGTTAGCAAGAATGTCAGAATCTGTGAGAGAAGCAGAATAAGCTTTCATTCTATAAATCAACACATCACAATCCGGAGAACCGATAGTAATCGGAACAGGAGAATACTGGTGCAGTCTATGAGAATTATCATAAATAAGAGGTCTTCCTCCAACTCCGTCTTCATAAGTCATAATGATAGAAGTTGCAGATGTGTCTTTTGTATCAATTGTATTGATATTATATTCAAATTCAATAATATCCTCTTCGCTATATGGAAAATATAAGCTGTCAGTAGAAGTGTTCACGTATGCTTCATGAACATCCATTTTAATACCTACGTCAGAGCCTTCAGTACCATCAATACATGATAAGAAAGTAGCAGAAGCATTACGAACATTCTGAGTCTTAAATACAAATTTGAATTCAGAACCAGTCTGTTTCGGGTCTTTTCCGAAGAGATTATAATTAATCTGAGCAGTTGTTCCAGCTTTTACACAGAAATACTGGTTTCCAGAAGCATCAATCTGGTATCCACCATTATCCCAGTCAAAGTTATCTGATACTGAAAGAGTAATAGCAGAGTTATTTTTATCGGTCCAGAGTCTGTCGGTATCTCCATTGGATTTTCCAACAGGGTTAAAATCAAATGCTAAGTTAGCTGTGATTGGTTCAACATCAATATCAAGTTTAGTGATATTAACTGATAAAATCTTAGTCACTTTACGACATGAGATGGTCAGGTTATGTTTTCCTTCAGTGGATGACTTATAACTCCAGATTTGAGCAGAACGATTTACAGAAAGAGTGCTCTGTACTTTACCATCAATTGATAGTTTTACAGAGGCTGGATTGTGATCAGGATCATATACAACATATTTAATACTTGTTGCCTGGTACTGTTGTGCTGTAAATTCCTGTTGAGCACATCCAATAATAGGAGTTCTATTTGTAGGATCAACACAAATAATATCCTTACAAATAGTATTTGAGGTTATTTCTTTATTGTTAATTGTCGCAGTCATATATACTTTGAGTAAATGGCTGCCATGTTCCTGTTTAGGAATATTATAAGACATAATTCTACCGGAAGACTGAGTTTCAACAGTGCCTAAGTCTTTTCCATCAAGAATAAAATGAAGAGTCTTATTGACATTTCCGTAAGGTGTATACCTAAATACTACATCTGTATTTGTATATAACAAAGTATCATCAAATGTGCTTTCAAGTTTGAATTCTACAATAGTAACAGTCCATGTCTTAGTGGCAAGTGTCCCAAAACTGTCGGTAATAGTTAATCTAATAGTATTTGCACCGACATTAAGATATTCAGTGATATCAAAACTATTGTTTCCTTGCGCAGCCGTATTCGTAGCTACAATAGTATTACCAACTTTCCACACAGCAGTACCGGCTCCAGTTGTATCACCAGTATTATCTACAGATGAAAAACTATATTCAATAATTGCTTTTGAACCAAGTAAGAAAATAGCATCTGCATTTGTGATTCTTTCAATAGTAATAGTAGTAGTATCTGAGGAAGATCCTCCACCACCTTCAATTTTAAAGCTTTTCTGGATTTCTCCATCCTTTAAAAATGTAAAAATACTATTTTCGTATGTAACATCGTACTCTGCAGCCGCAGGATTTTTCTTGATTTCTTCAATGGCGGCCTTAACATCTGTAATATCTGTATTAATTCCTTCAAACTGAGTATCATAAGAAGTCATATTTTGTTTCAAGATATCTACAGCATTTTTGGCCTCATCAGATTTTGTAGCGGCACTTTCTACTTTCTTCTCAATGTTTGAAATAGTAGTTTTTATCTCTGAGACAGCAGTAGTATTGGCATTTACATTCTTTTCGATTTCAGTTTTAGCTGTTTCAAGTGGATCAATTCGATTAGAGATTACTGTATCTTTTTCGTCCATTTCTGCTTCAAGTTCCTGCTTCAATGCAGCTCTCCACTCAGCAGATGGCTCAATAGAACTAAGTTCTACAGTCTGAATAATAGTTTCTCCATCTTTAAATACTAATGAACCTTTTCCATTGACAACAGAATACTCAACTATGAGGTTTGCAAGACTGTTAATAGTAATAGGTTCTCCAATAGGTTCCGTTCCATCTTTAAACACTAAATTTCCAGTTGTGTTGTCATATTCAACTTTTAAGTTCTTCAAACTGTCAATACCGGAAATAGCAGTGTTTAATTCTTTGACTTTTGTATCAACTTCTGTTTTTGTATAATATGCTTTCAGAGATTCAGTTACTGTTCCATTAAGATCATTCATAACAGATGTTTTTACATCTGCCTTTATATCATCTACATTAATAGAGGCAGCAGAAGCCTTTGCTTCATCTGCGTATTGTTTTGCTTCGGCTACATGACCAAGAATCATATTTACAAAACTTGTATACCAATCTTCAGAAGGTTCAATGATTCCATCATAATTTAATCCTTGAAGAACAGTAAACTTACCATTTGGTCTGGTTCTCCAAATATAATTGTTTCCTTTTTCATTTACGCCAGTAGCCATAATTTCAAAAATTATATCTCCGGCATTTGCTGTAACAGCAGCATCAATCAACCAACCAAATCGAATATAAGTATTATTGGAAGCTACATTGATAACTGTCGCTACTTTACCCTTTTTCTCAGCTACAGATTCATACCTTATCTGGATGAGCATATCCATAAGATCCATACCATCCCAATATCTTGGAATCCTAAATGGCATATACTGGCTGTTTTCTTCCTGCATGATATTAATCTGTGTAGCATCAACGGCAATATTTTTTAAGTTATCCACTGTTGAATATGCATTGTCTTGATATTTGGTATATACTTCATAACGACCATCAGTACATAATGTATATTCCTCAGTGTCTACGGCTAACTCAGCACTCAAAGTCATTGCCGAATTAGCCGCAGCAGCAATTTTAGAATCTTTAAATGACATATCATGACTCCTTTACTTTAATAATTTATCCAGATCGACAACCTGATCAAGATGAACAACTCCATCCTGTGTGCCATCAGGATCTTTACCTGTCATATCTTCGGCTACCATAGCAGAAAGATCTTTTACAACGATACCATTTCCAGTATCTTCACCATTTCTGTCTGTTAAAGTGATTTTTCTGTTTTCTGTATTAAGACGAATATCTTTCACCATACCTTCATAAGTTGCTTTATTCTGAGCATTGAGATCTTTAATCATTCCTTCCATAGCAAGGAGCCTCTGATCAATTTCAGTAAACAATTCAGAAGGTTCATATTTATCAAATTGTACAAGTGGAGTAATATGAATAACACCTGATGTGGTTTTTCGAATATAAGAAGTGTACGTTCCATCTTCATTAGCAACAAGTTTCAAGAACGTGAAAGATACTTCGATATCCCCGGCTTCAGCAGTAAGTGCTGCATCGACAGGGATTAAATACTGGATATAATTCTGTTCATATTCAAGATTATTTATAATAAGTTGTGTCATTTTAATTTTGTCTGACACTGGGAGCTTATACTTCATATAAACAGTTGTATCTGACATATCAATCTGTTCCCGGTACATTTTACTTGTTACAATCTGAATCTTATCTACATAATTGCTTCTTTCCACAATTGATTCTTTGACTGTTGTTACAACAGTATTTTCATCTGTAATTTTTAGTGTATACATAACTGCCTCCTTCCTTATTTAGTCTGAGTTTTTTCTAAAGCTTCAATTCTAGTCTGTAGTGACTTAATAGTTTCCTGCAGTGTTGTGACTGATGAATTCGCATTATCAGCACTTTTCTTGATCTCAGCAGTATTCTGAGTCAAAGTAGTAATATTGTTCTGTATTGTTTCGATATTATTGGTCATGCTAAGTAATGATGTATTGATCTGTTCAATTGAAGTGTTAGAAGAAGAATCTGCAGACTGCAGATCAGAGATAGATTTCTGTACGGCAGTCATAGATTCTTTCAATTTATCCACATCAGCTCCCAGCTGAGTAAGTTTTCTTCCAACAACAAGGGCATCAGCGAATGCACCCTGTTTAGATAATGTCATATCTGATTCAGGGAGATTAGCCAGATAATTGTAATCATACTTAACAACACCAACAGAGGTTTGAATTCCCTGAATATATGTTGCCATTATTACTCACCTTTTTCTACAAATTCATATAGTACTGTCATATCAAGCATAGACAGTTTGTCTTCATTAGATTTAAGCATTTTCTTGAGAGATTCCTCTGGGATCATCTCAACATCAAGTTCACATGTTTTATCATAAATTTTCTGCAGACTTTCTTGGATTTCAGGAATGATTTTATCTTTTATGTCATCATTAAGAACACGATTTCCTGTTTCATTACCGTTTTCGTCAACAATAGGATGTGAGTTTTCCTCTGTAAAATAAGAATCAACTAACTCCTGCTCGACCTCTGAGATTTTATCTACCTGCGCCTTAAGAGCCTTTAGATTCATTGTATTCGCCCAGAATACATCAACATCTCCTGCGATTAAATCCGCACGACTCTTCATAGAATTTAATGTTTTATACATTGCCATAATGTCTGCATTTACAATAACTTTTTTCATAATCCTTGTACTCCTTTTATATTAATATGTAACTTTATTTTCTCTGACGAGTTCTTCAATAGCATCATTTAGATATGCTTCAAAGTCAGAATATAATGTTTCGATAGCCGCTTTAGAATCTTCTGTAATCAAAGCCTTAGCTTTATCAATAGCCATCTGTTTAGCAGTTTTCTGAGCTTCTGCATCAAACTTACCTTCCTTCTTCAAAGCATCTACATAAGTTTGATTAACTGTGAGTACTGCTTTACTAATAGCATCAGTAGCAGCGTCTATATATTTTACGAGCTGATCATTCTCCAAGTTCTTTTCCTGTTCTTTAATCTTTACTTTTAGGAAGAGGATTCCATAAGTAATAAGAAGTGGAAGAATACCAGTAATGATCAGATATAATACGTCCTGAATACCCTGTTTGATGTCCATAGTCATACCTCCATTCATCCTACAGCCTCATCTTCAGATACATGATCGAAGACTGGCCTTTCTTGTGATTCTAAATTGCACATTGCAGTATCATAGGTAATACCTCCGACCTGGTTTTCTTTACTAGCTTTGGCATAATATCCTAAAATTGTAGGAATCAACGCTGCCGGAATACCTATGAGCGCATACATATAACTCGTATCTCCGGTGAGACTTATCATATGTTCGCTAAACCAAAGAATCTGTAAGCAGATAGCAAAGACTACAAACACAATAAGCTTACTTGTATTTGGTTTTTTAAAATTGAATCTTTTAACCTTTGCTGCTTTCAGATTTCGTTTCATTTCAATCTGCCGATTTTTGGCTTTGATTTTCTTTAATTCAAGTTCATATTCTCGACTGGTCAAATATTTCACCTTCTTTGCATAATAAAAGACCACGATTGCTCATGGCCTCTTATTTATTCAGGAATAATTCCATATACGTATGTTTCAAACTCTGTAAAATCTTTCAGGACAGCCTCTTTATTTGTTTTAAATGCTTCACTATCCTGAATAGATTTATTGATATTTACATTTCCATCTTTACTAACAGATGCATTAAGATAAGCAACCTGCTTTGAGTTTTCACCTTCACCGATCATAACCTGACCGGATACATTTCTTGTTTCACTAATTTTTAACATAACTTTTCCTCCATTTTTTGTAGTCGTTGAGTAATGAGAGAGAGCTGTCCCTGGAGTATAAGAATTTCATTCTTAAGGGATTGATTTTCAGATTCGAGAGAATCAATACGATGATGGGCTTTTTGAGTCATGTGAGTATTGAGAGAAATGAATTCAAGGTAATTCATTGAATATTCATCAGTACGTCCAACAAAATTAGGCTTATCTAAAATAGCTTTTGTAACCATACTATAATTTTCTGATTCAAAATTATTTTCTTTTAAATGCCTTTCTGTTTCCCTTGCTCCAAATCCGAAATGTATTTTAGGTATTTCATCATCGTTTGGACGTTGTTTAAATTTATATTGAATTGGATTTAATGACATATAAAACTTGTCAATAGATGAAATAGTATTAATACTTTTAATATCATCTTTTATATACTCATCTGAACCACCGTTTAAAGCACCTGTATAATAAATATTCTTCCATTTATAGCTTGCATTTCCTAAATTTAAGCCCTCCATTTCATATGGACCGAAATATCTTGCAGATCCATTTGATGTAACTTCTGCATAACGATTTTTTTCACTATTATGATATATTTTCGTTACAGATGTATAATCTACAGATCCAGCTGGCCCACGTGGACCAGTCGCTCCTTGTGGCCCACGAGTACCATTTTTACCATCTTTACCATTGGTTCCGTCTTTTCCCTTAGGGATACTAAATTTAAATGTCAAAGTATCTCCTGCAGTGTTTACAGAAGTCTCTACTTTAGGATCATCGTTATAATTAACTTGACTAGCAGTTGCTTTGTAAGAAGCAATCTTTCCGCCACCAGAATTTAAAGATGTATATGTGTGTCCACCCATATGAATTGCGTTTACATACAAACAATTAAATTTATTATTTTTAGAACCAATATTCATGGTTGCGCTTGCGTCTCTTTTGATACTTGTTATAACCGGGATTCCGTTTGTATTCTCATCAGTTTTTTTTTCAGTATAAATATTATAAGGCATAATACACCATGTAGCGGTAACATCAGCATCTTGCTTATCTACGTTACCAATACCAATTGCACAACCACCTTCTGTATTTGGAAGCAACGTATGATTATGTCCATATCCATTATATGAAAAATATTCTCGATTATCATAATCAAGATAGATTGGATTTCCAGAACTATTAACTTCATATGGTGTCCATTTCATATTCTGATAAGGGATAGATCCTGTTTTAGTATCTATAACAAATTGACTTTGTACTAAACAATTGCTTTGTATTTGCATAGGCGCAGTAACAAGGAGAGTATCCCCCATGATTCGCAAAGTATTTCCCCCTCCAACATCTGTAGATATCATATATCCGCATTCATCACTTAGCCCGAATCTTAAATCACCGCTTGTAAGTCCCCAATTAGTAGCAGAGATGATTTCTCTTGAATCAGTAGGGTTACCGTTTACATCATTATAATAAATGCTATAACTTCTTTTTGCAGTCATTGTTCTTGCGGTTACATTTCCGGCGAAAGTACCAGAAGAAGCATAAATAGTTCCAGAAATAATAGCATTACTTGCTTGCAACAAACCATTTTTTGACACTTTAAATCCAGTTGCCCCAGAGGGTATTTCTTGATCTTCATTTTGAATAATACCAATTTTTCCATCAATAGTAATATATCCACTAAGATCAGATGGAATATTAGGTTTATCGTCAAGATCATTATAACTTAGTCCGTTAACAGTTGAACCTGGTCCAAGTGTAAGTGAATTAGCAATTATATCTCCTGTAAAGCTTCCTGAAGTAGCTGTAATATGACCTTTAAATGTAGCACCTTGACTATTAATGTTTAGGTAATCACCCCAATGAATACCATCTGGACTTATACTTATGCTTCCTTTATTAGCAGTTAAAGAATTACTTGAAATAATCCATCCACCAATAAATCCATCATTAGCTGCAATCTTACCTGTAAACTCACCTTGATTAGCATACATCTTACCGTTAGAATCAACCATAAAATTACCGTCACCAAGAGCAATGCCATTGATTCCTACATATACATTTTTATTCGTTGAAATAGAAGAGGGATATTGAGTAGGAAAATCTTTTAATCCAGAATACAATTTTCCAGCTTCAATAACGAAACCTTTTTCGCCACCAATATAACCAGAATTAGCAGAAATCTTTCCACCAAACTCTCCGTCACCTTTAAAATGAGCATTGCCTGAAGCATCTATACTAAAATTCTTCGAAGTAATAGCGCCGTTCTCCATGTCAATCAATGTTCCTGCCTGGGAATAAAGAGGAGAAGTGTTTGAAGGATCTTTGTAATTATTAGATTTCAGTTTTCCTGTTTTGATCAAGAGAGCATTAACATTCTCTGTACTGATAGCTCCAGCATCAATCTGAGTCTTACCTGCAGTTGTGCCATTGGTATTGATTGCTGTAATCACACCATCAATATTGATCTGATCTGCTTTAATACCTACAACTTTAGATGAAACAAGATTTATAAAATCTGGGGTCAGCTCTAATTTAGATTCTCCAGTCCCACCAGTAGCAATAAGATTCAACTTATCAGCAGTCTGTGTTATAGAAGTAGAAGCTGCATCAAGCTTTTTGTCTGTATCAAGCTTATTATTTGAAACCGTCTGAGTAATTCCATCAACAGTTTGTTTATACTCTGTATATTTTGTATAGATAGACGATCCGTCCTCATTAAACAAACTGTTTTGTATACTCTGTACAATTTGACCCTTTTGAGGATCAGTAATGTTAGTAATCTGCTCAGTTGTCTGGTCTTTAAATGAAGTATATTGTTGACCGAACTTTTTACCATCAAGGTATACCTGACTGATATCAATTCCACCTTGTTCATTCGGTTCTACCATAGTAAAACTTAGTTTTTCTTTATTGATTGTTCCATCAGAGATCATATTATTGACAATAGTGTTATCAGGAATACCTGTTTGAGTGATACCATTTTCATCAAATAATGCTGTCTTATCACCGTTCTTGACAACAAAATTAAACTTTCCGGTACCATCCTGACCAATCTGTACCCTAACAGCTCCTGCTGAATCATAGAACTGCTGAGTGCTGTTCTTAAAGGCAATACCAGCTTTTCCACTAGAGATGATCATAAACTCATCAGCAGTAGCAGTATGAGTATTTAAGTCAGCTACGGTCATCTTCTTAGCAATAAGATCCGTGATTACTGCTTGGTCAATACTTACATTCTGAGCAGTAAGATGTACTGCCTGGAGATTACCTACACCAGCATTTCCTGCCAGGAGATTTTTCACATTGATCATATCAGCATTAATCTGGTTAGATTCTATAATCTTAGCTGACAGCTTTTCAATATTTGCCTGTTCCGCTTCGAGAATACGAGTTGTGATCTTATCTGCGGAAATAAGTTTTACATCGAGATATTTCATGAAAGCAGTATCAACAGTAAGCTTATCAAATACACCTTCTTTTGCTTTCACGAGTTCTGCAATAATTGTATCAGCAGTAATGGTTCCGCCAGACCCGGTTCCTCCAGTGACAGTTCCACCTAACATTGAATTGAATAGAGGATTTGAAAAGATTTGTTTGATAGCTTCTGATGTGATGACATAATCAGAAGTAGAAGATTTGTTGACTGAATTAACACGACCACCGGTTCTGTCAGAAGTCTGATTTAATGCATTTGTTAAAAATTCGTTATCATTTGTTAATTTTGATTTATATTGGACCATGTTGGAAAAAGTAACTTCCATCGTTTCATCCATATCACAAGGATTATATCTGATTTCTACAACACGAAGTTTTACATATCGTGTATCAGATAGTCCTAATCGAACAAAATCATTTACTGCAAGCTGATCATGATATTCTCTGAATTCTGGAAGAGCATAAATATTTCCAATTTCATCTGTATAAGTATATTGCGGATGAGATTCTACATACAATTCTTCTACAGCATCTTTATATAATGTAATCGCTTTATCGACTGCATCAACTGTGCTATCAAGAGTCGTAATAATAATATTCTCATTTGAATAAGTTGCTTGATTATATAGGCTCTTAATAATATACGTTTCCTTATCTGTAAACGCTGGATATTTTTCCTGTACCTTACCAAAATTTTCCATTAAAACATCTTTGGCGATCTGGTTTCGTTTTTCTTGAATTTCAGGTTTCTTAGCCGCATCATATTCAGCTTGACGTTCCTTTAATGCAGTTTCAGCCTGATCTTTTAAATTCAAATAATCCAGATATTTCTGATGCATTTGAGTGAAATATGCCTCTTCGTATCCAGAAAGAGGATTATATCCATCTGCATATCCATTCTTTTTTAGTTCCTTGATACATGAATCATATATGGCAATTTTAGTTTTTAATTCTGCAATGCCGTATAATTTCCAATCTGTTTCATACGCTTTCATGATTGTTTCAGACTGAGTAAAGTATCCAAATTGAGATGGGGCATCTCCCATTTCAAGCTGCATACCACAGACAGTAAAGTCAGAACTTCCTGTAAATGCCACATCAATAAGATGTGATGTTAGATTGAAAGAAGTATAAACTCTTGTCCAAGAAGATGTGATGTTATAAGAAATATTCTTTCTGTCCTCTCCGGTGTTATTATAACCAAGATAAAATGTACCGGATCCTTTTACAAAACAACTAAGAGTATATCTCTGAGATGGTTCGATACTGATATTGTGTTGATAGATACCACCATCTGTACCGGTTACTTTAACTCCACGAGTAATTCCGTATGCAGGTGCGTCATTAATTTGTACTGTTTGGAACGAAGAAGTTCCGGAACCTACCATATACCAATCTTGACCTAATACAACTGGATTTACACATGAGATGATGTTTCCTTTACCGAAACCCTCTATAGTTTCGTCTTGAGCTTGTAACGCAGCCACAATGGATGGAAGAGTATAGTTCATGATTGATTCGTACATAGGCCAATCGGATGAGTTTTTCAAATCTTCAAGATCAAAATTTCCTTCTTCATCAACATGAATAGACTCAAAACCTTTGATTATAGCCATGTTTGAATCATATGCATCTTTTAGATCTTCAACTTTTTGTCCGAACCAATTTGTCTGAGCAGTATCAATAGGGACTCTATTCATCAATTCAGCAAGAATGTCAAGATTTTTATTATACTCCCTAGATAGATTACAGTATTCATCTCTTCTTGATTCTATATATTTTTGCCAAGCTGTATATTTTTCTTGTAGGACGATGTTCATATATGGTTCACGACAAAAATGAGAACAATCTGTAATGACAGAGTTTCCAAAATTTGCAAGATCGATATTGTAATCGTCAAGTCCATCAACATAAAATTGTGTTACCAAACTGTCGTCTCTTGATATTGTTACGCTATCTTGAATATTACGAAAACCAAGTACTACATTTGTATCTTTACCTAAACTATCCGGCTTATATACATTAATTAATAAATTTTCGGTATCAAATTCAAAAACACATTTATATGCAGGAGCAGCAGTTTGGGTGAAAAATGCATATACATTTTGATCGTCCACATCGAAATTACAAATTTCATTCGGAAGTAATACCTTATCATCATCCGGAGTGATGTTATCTACATATCCGATCTTCCATCCAGGTACATCCGCATGTTTCAGCACAATATGTAGAAAACTTAGGTCTTCATTTTCTGGATTATAAAATTTAATTTGATAAAACTTATTAATATCATGATTTTTTTGGTACATCATTTCATAAGAATCTTCTTCGCCCATGTTAATTTTAAAATTTTTTAGTTTATATTGAGTAAGAGAGATTTCATATGATTCGGCGGTAATATCCTTTGTACATTGCGTTCCGTCATTTGTCTCTGTTGGAGGATCCATAATTTTATACCAGATTCCGTCACAATACAATTCCATCATTTCATCGAGTTCTTCATATCCCTGAGATTCTACGCCATCTACATATTTATCAACTGTAAAAGTTAATTCTGCAGTATTATTAGTTCTTAACGTAACAGAAACAGTAGAAGTATCAATTCCACCTAATGCACAAAAGAATCGTTTTCCAGGTTTAGCCAAATAAATGATTGCAGATTCTGTATTTCCATAAATATCATAATTATGAATCATTCTCATGCAAAGGCACCAACCTTTCGTGGTTCTCTATATGAGATTTCAAATGTCGCGTCACCTGTAAATTCAAATATATTTTCTCCATAAGCAAGACGAGGCCAATAAATGTCATCTATATCCTCAATCCCTAAATCTTCAAATGAAACAATTGATTTTGTGATGTCATAGATTTTTAAATTTCTACAATCTATATAGAAATCATCACTTTTTAATGCATTAATTTTCATTGTTCTACCATTATCGGTTTTATTCTTTATAGTAATTATCCCATGAGATTTTGGAGAAACTTTAATTGTGGGGTATACATAATCTTCCCAACAATCAGAATTGTTCTGAATAGAATATTCTCTAGGAAGAGTAGAAGAGGAAGTTGTTTTACATAAAATAAGAGGAGTATATCCCCATTGACTATCACAAGTTACTGTGTATGTTAGTTCATATGGAAGAGATGCATGTTCTGTAGATACCTCTGTAATTGTAGCAAAAAATTCGATTTCTTCTGAAAAATAATCGTCTCCAATAAATTTAAGAAGCCTTGGATATTGAGGGGATGTTAACCATGCATTAATGATTCTAATATTATTTGAAGTTAAATAATCAGAATCATTTGGAATAATAATTCCATTTTTTATATCAGCTGTATAATTCATAGAAAATTTTAAAATTCCATTATCTAAATATGGAGTATATGTTGGATCGTATCTTAAAATTCCATTTTTTAATTCTGGAACTACATTTTTGTTTCTGCATGGATTTCTCATTACGCCCATTTTGAATGAATAATTATCACCATATAATGTTCCGAACTGATTTTCTTTTGGTCGATATTTATTCTTTTCTCCTAACTGCAAAGAACGATTTACAAGAGTATCATTTTCTTCTATTCTAGTCACAATCAATCCATATTCGTCAGAAGTATGACCATTAAATTCAAATTGTAGCATTTTCTCACCTCTTTCATATATTTTAATATTAAAAGAGCTGTCTTAAAGACAGCCCTTTTAAATTAGCGAACTTTTTTCCAGTCACGTTTATTACGTTCAGTAATAATATCACCAATTTGATAAGCAAGTTTCTTAATATCTTGCTCATTATTGATTTTATCAACATTGATTGTAATATTACACTCACTATTCACACTCGTATCATTTGAAGACGATGGTAGAATAGTGGTAATTGGTTTCGCCATTCTAGCATTAAATTCATTCAGAGTAGCAACTGTAGGTTTCAGTTGATCTGTAAATTCTTTTGTCAGAACAGTTTCACCCGGATTTGCACCGATTAGCATAGAATCTCCACGCGGTATTAAAGCATCTCCGCCGATCATATCAAGTATGTTGGCAGGAATACCTTTCCGTACAACACCACCTTTAGAGAATCCGTAGGATTTATATGCCTTCAGGATTTTATTTTTCAGAGTAGATCCCCAAGAATCATAGTTCTTAACACCCGGAGTATTGATCTGAAGAATATCTGCAAGCTGTTGCATTTCTTTTGGTCCGACTTTCTTACCTTTAGCATTAAAATATCCTATCAAAGGACTCACTCCGGCAGGAACGTCTGTCGCACCGTCTGGACGGTTAGGTAGAGAATTTGTCCAGTCCTTCAGATATGCTTTTTTAAATCCTTCAACTGCGGTATATGATTGATTGCTATGGTTTGCGCCGTTTTTATAAGCATATTCCATGGCATCTCTCAGATTATTACCTGAAGTCTCTTTGATTCCAGCTTTATCTGCATAATCCTTGATCTTCTCATAATGAGAATCCGGCATTACATGAACGGTACAAGTAGCTTTAGCAAGACCACCACCGCCAATAGCAGTAATGATACATTTTCTTGTTTTAGACTCATCACGCGCCATTAAACCGTTCTTATTAAGACCTGAAGACACACCGCGAACTGTACCATCAGAAGAAACTTTCGCAATAGATTCATCAGAACTTTTCCACTCGATATCAGAGTGTTCTGGTTTCTTTGGTGACCATGTTGCTTTAAGCTGTTTCTTGATATGACTGTATGTCAGATAAATATCTGTATCACTCAGCTTCAAAGTATAGTCTGTATCTGGTTTAATATTTGGACTTCCAGCAGTCTGAGAAGATCCTGCGTTATTCATTGCGCTATCAAATGCACTATTACCAGCAGATGAACCGCCATAAGGCTTACTGGTGTCAATTTTTGTAACACCTTCCCATGCTTTTGTTGCATTTACAGCAGCAGTATTAAAGTCAGCTGCCTTTGTGATCATTTGACTATAAGTTTGAGAAACTTTCATGCCATACTGATCCATTACGTCGCCCAGATGTTTATAGGTGCTGTCGTAATTTGCTTTTACATTAGAAAGCATGCTGCCAATAATAGCTTCTTGGAAAGCTGCATTTTTCTTAACAGCATCAAGAGTATTGTCTAACGCCTTATTTGCCTCATCTGAAAAATTCTCATAGCCGGTATTTTTCATATCGACTTCATGCTGATGCATTGTATCGGCCATATCGTCTTCTGCATCTGCAAGTTCCGCACGTAATTTCTCAAGACGAGCTTTTGAGGCTGCATTTGATGTTCCTTCAAGTGCAGCAATCTGTGCTTTTAATGCATTGATATCTTTAGTTTTTTTCTTTAGAGTTTTGTCATAATCGTAATATTTCTCTTTAGCAGAAAGAGCATCTTTACGTTTTTCAATATTCTCCTGTAACAGATCATTCTCTTTAGTAACTTGAGTGGTATACATATCAAGAAGGTTCTGTTTAAGATCAGCAAGAGTAGCAGACTCTTGTTGCAAACTCTTAAGCATTTCATCGGTTTTAGTCTTATAATATTCTGGACCAATTGCACCATTTTTATACATTTCATCCAGCTTATTTAATCCCTCACGATAATTTGCTATTTTATCCTTAGTGGCGTCAATCTGTTCTTGAACCAATAAAATATTGGTCAAACCGTTTGTAGAGAAGGCTCCATCATCATTATAGAAACTCTCTGTATCACCAAGTAACTTCTGAGCAGTCTGAAGCTCAGATACAAGATTTGAAAGTTTATTCTGCGCTTCATCAAGAGGTTTAAATCGAAAATCAATTTCTTCTTGAGCTAATTGTTGCATCGCCTCTTTGGATTTAATAATAGAAGCAGTGAGGTTATCATATTCCTCGATTTTCTTCTGCATTTCCTCATTGCTCCAAGCTCCACCGTTAGCTTGATTTGCTGCAATTTCTTCTGCAAGAAGTTGTCTTTTCTCTTCATCAGCACGAATAATTTTATCATAAGTTTTCAAACGCTCTTCATAATCATTGGTTGAAAGCTGATAATTAATATCATCAGCATTCTTTTTATAACTAAGAGAAGCGTCCTGCTTATCACCAGCTCTTTCCCAACGATCAATTTGCCATTGCTTTAAGTTCTCTCTGGTTTCTTCAAGAGCAGCTTTAGCTTCTTGGATGTGTGTATCAGCCTCAACAATAGACGTGTTCAAATCAGTTAGATTTTTCTTCATTTCCTGATAAGCTTTATCTTTTTTGTTATGACCATTCACATTAAGATAATCTGTCATGCTTTGCTGAACTTTATCTCTTTCTTTTAACATCCAGTCTTTCTGATATTGAGCATAACTTACTTGTTTTTTAAGATCTTTCCAATATACCGAACCGACTTTTTGAGATTTTCCGCTCTTTATACGATTTTCAGCTTTAGCTGCATAATATTCCTCTTTAGCTTTACGCTTACTAATGATCAGATCATAGGAATCGTAAACATTATCAACTTTAGATTTAGCTAAATCAAGTTCCTGAGTTTTCTTATCTCTATATTTTTGAACGGCATCAAGATACTTGTCGTACCACTGTTTATATGCTTCTACGGCAGCTTTCTGATTTGCATCCAATGTTTCTATATTAATAGTGCCATCTTGAACTTTTTTCTTCAGAGCAGGAGTAAGATATTTGCTTACTTCGCCATTGTTTGCAACTTCTTCGGACTTCCTTTTATAAACAGAGATGCTTTCTTTAGCAGCCTTGATTTCTTTATCTGTATTTTCAAGAGCTTTATTATAATACTTTTGAGCTTTTGTATAATGGCTGTAATCGCTTTCGGCAAGATCTGTATACCTAGAAGTTATACGATCAAGACGATCCATAGCAACTTCAACCCAATCCATAGCATTATCATTCAGCTTCTTGATTACATTTTGAAGAGCTTCGCTTACTTCATCAGCCGCGTCACTTGTATCATCACTATTGTTTGATACCGCATCTGTATTATCTTCGATTGCATGTTGAAGACCAGAATTACCGGAGTTACCAGAATTTCCAGATCCGGCAGGTTTAACAGTTGCAGCTCCGCCTTGGAAATGGAATCCCGGAGTATTACCAGCAGCAGCATAGGCTTTCATAACGCCTGGAGAAGTAACAGTGCCACTTGCATAAGCTCTGGCATGTCCTTGAATAGCCCCATGTTTAAGAAGAGCATCAGTTTGAGTAGTAGAGAATATAATGTCGCCCTTTTTCAGGTTCTCTATATGAGCACCGCCAGGAATTAAACTCCAAACACCATCACGAACAATTGATTCAGCGTGACCGTTGATACCCACTTCATTTACAAGAGCTTGCTGATCTTGTTTAATAGCAACATTCGTACCACTTGCATGAGCCGGTGTAATATTTAAAACATTGTAAGCACTTCCAGTAGACTCAGCTTTGAACGTACCACTTGAGAGTTTAACTTCTTTACTCAAACCGCCACTTGGTCCACCTGAATTTATCCAATTAACAGTTCCGGTAGCAGTGAATGAAGTTTGAACGGCAGAAATATCATTTCCCCAATGAACAGTACCATGAGAATAATGTTCGGTAGCAGCATAAACATCTACTAAACCTGTCTCATTAGACCATTTTACTTTTCCGTCGCTTTTTTTCTCTTCAGCAAGGTAAGCATCTACTTCTTTATGTTCTGGTTTGAAAGTTACAGTTCCTTGGCCTTGTTGTTCTTTTGTTAATGCTTGGAATTGAGTTTCGTCAATTTTAACCGATATAGCAGGTGTATCGCCTGATAAAGATTTCAGGCTTGCTTTTAAAGCATCAATTTTGGATTGAGCATCTTCATCATTTAAATCAATTCCTGCAGCAATAGCTAACTGCTTATCGCCGTCTTCGCCATTCGCAAGTGCTAACCATTTATCAATATCAGTACTTTGATCCATAAGAACTTGAAGATGAATCTGAGTTTCTCGTTGATCAATCATAGATTGAATTGCATTGTATTCAGGAGAATCAACGTCTAACTTTAATTTTACTTTAGCTTTTTCAAGTTCATCAATTTGAGATTGTAATTCATCTATCGATAATCCGTCAGTATCACTATCAATTTCGAACGAGAGATCAATATCCCCATCTGCTTTCATCTGACGCAATGAAGCCATTCCGTCCTGAGTAGCTTGATCCAATTCATCTATGCCGGAAGTATCAACTTCAGGAGTAACCTTAAGTAATCCCATATCATCCATAACCATGATAAGAGATTCAGCAGCAGCCTGAGCTTCCATTTCAGACATACCCATCTGTTTATAGCTGTCAATAAGCGAATCTACAGATTTTTCTGCATTGGCATATCTTTCATTGTCACTATATTGACCGTCAGTATAATCAATATTCATTAATTCCTGAGCGGAATAGTCCTTCAGAGTTTCAAGACTTTGTTTTGCAGCTTCATCTTCGCCATAATAAGCCTGCTGTACTTGATGTAACATTTCAGCATAGTTGTTAGCTTGCTGAATAGAATCATCACCTTCAAAAGTACGAATTCCAATACCTTGGGTGTCTTTACCGGTTTCAAGGATCTCATTTGCATAATGATCTAAAGCTTCAGGTTCAAGAACGTCGCCATTTGGAAGGATTGGAGTTACAACTACAGTTTTCTTTCCGTCGTCTGTAGAATATCCACTACTAAATACAGTAGCTGTTCCATCACCGACATTTTGATATCCCATGTCTGATAACTCGCTGGCATCAATAACAGGTCTATGTGCAAGATCAACAGAACCTTTATTTTTCTGCATCTCTTTCAGTTCTTCTGACATCTCAGGTTGGACTTTTACTTCGCCTAAAGCCTGTAAAACAGTAAGAAGAGCATTGGCTTGTTCTTGAGTTAAATCAAGCTGATCTGCAAATCCTTGTAAGGCATCCTCGGCGCCACGAATGCCAGCATCTTCAGATTCATAAGCTCCATTACCGAGTTGAATTTGTGCCAGATCTGCTGGATTCTCTTTATTAAGGGTTTGAATAAGATCTTGTAGTTGCTTATAATTATCGCTCTTTTTATCCTGAGCATCTTTGATCTTATTAACCAATTCAACATCAGAATCTGTATAATCTCCAGTGTTACCACTTTCAATTCCTTCGTTGACATCCTGGAAGTGTTTGATCTGTGAGCCTTTAGCTTTCGCTTCATAACTCTGGATCATTTCATTATAAGCAGCCTCATCAACTTCAAATTCAGGTGTTAATTTAATGCCTGTCTTCTTAGCTTGTTCCTGAATTGATTCGATATATTTCTTGCCTAAATCAGAATCTTTATCAATACCATTATCTTTTATGTACTGATTTAATTCGTCAATAGAACCTTTGGCATCCTTGATATCCTGAATCTTACGATCAACAGTACCATCTTTGAAATCAGATATAGCCTGAGTAATACCAGTTTTTTGTGCAATTAAATTGTCAATAACTGCTTGTTGATCGTCCAGAGCGGATTGATTTGCACCACTAGCTTTCAGTTTTCCCATTTTAATCTGAGCATCAATGAGTTTATCGTCAATCTCTTCAGATTTCAGGGCACCTTCTTCAAGAGAAGATACAAAATTATTTGTATCGCCATAATCTTTCAATCTACCAAACATAGATTCGAATGATTCAAGACTCATACCCATAGCATCTGCAGCTTCTTGAGTATCAGTGAAAGAGTACATCCATTGCTGATTTCCATCCTCAAGAGTTTTGTAAGTGGCCAATCCCTTAGCTTCAAGATCGCTTAAAAATCTCTTTGGACCGGAAGCATCATCAGTGTAATAATTTTTAAGTTTGTTGTAGTTCTCAATGAAATTATCAGCATCTTCAAAACCATTCTGAGAGAAATATTTTGCAGCTGCTTTAAACTGAGGAGTACCAACTAAGCCTTTATCATACAGATCTTTTGCGTTATCCAGATAACTCTTAGCTGTAGTATATTCATTGCCTTCAGTAGAAAGATTGTCGGCATTAACCATAGCTTGGAAATCAGAGAATTGTTTTGCCGCCTCCTGATACTGAGCAAAATACTGTGCCTGCAGATTTTTAAGATTTTCTAATCCTTGCTGAGTATAATCTTTATTACCTGCTGATAATTGATCCTGATAATCCTGAATCCGTTGTGCAAAATCAGAATTCATGAATTCATTTTGTTGTTCCAGATAATCCTTCATTCTTTCTGTGTTGATTTTCAAACCTTTTGCAGTGCGATCGAATACATTATCAACATGAGCATCTTTTAGATCACTGAATTGTGTTCTAAGACTATCCATAGTATCAGATGTAAGACCTGTTTCTGTCTGCATTTCGCTAATAGCTGATGTAAGAGCGGTAACAGTGTTCTGCATATCAGTTACTGGAAGATTAAATGCTGTTTTTGTCCAATCGGCCTGAGAAGCCTTCATGTTTTCAATAGACATCTGAGAAGCTTGAATCTGATCTTGCCACTGCTTAATTTGTTCGTTATCTTCATCAGAAAGAGGAGATAAGCCTTTGCTATTTTTCAAAGCATCGATATTATTCTGATATTCTTTAATCTGATTATTAAGATTCTCAATCTGTTTGTCACCATTTTCAATTAAATTGGTGTAATCTGAAGCAGTAGCTTTCATATTATAAGCAGATTTATTGTTTAGTCTTGTCTGCTGATTGGAAGCATCAGTTTGAAGACGAGTTAGTTCTTTTGAGAGACTATCCAGATTTTTAGCTGAAGTATCCAACTGAATCTGTACTTTAGTATCTTCAATTTTGGATTTCCAAGTGTCGAGATCAGCATTTGCCATTGATGGATCAAGTGACAATTTCATAATTGCCTGGACTGCAACTTCATCATTTCCGTATTCTGACATTAACTGATTTACAAGGTTTGGAGTTGTAACAGAGGCCATATGTTTGTCTGCTAAATTCTTTGTTAAATTACCAAGAATTGTAGACTTAGCATTGCTTATGTCAAATCCGCTCAGATCCATAGTATCCATAATACTCTGAACATATTTATCTGCAGCAGCAAGCTGTTTCGGATCAGTTACATCTTTTACAGAGTCTCTGATTTTACCGATTGCATCGCTTGCTTTATCGAACGCCAGATTCTGTAATCCCTGTTGTAAATTATCAGTCTCTGTGGCAAGTTCCGGGAACTGCTGGATAAGATCAGTAATATCTGAATTCTGGAATGTACCGGATTTGATAGAATCCATTGAAGATTTGATACTTGACATATCTGTCTGGAAATTGTCAGTTATTGTGTCAAGATCAGTTGCTGTATCTTCAGCAGAATTTTTGAAACGAGAAGCAAAAGTTGTATCATCAACAATTTCGGTCGATCTCTTAGAATTAAGATAATCTTCCCAATTATCCGAAATATCTTCTTTGCCCCATTTCATTTTTTCTGGATTAAGATTATTGTCCTGAAGATAGTCCCAGAATCCTTCAATATCTTCGTCATTTTTATCTTTAAAGAAGCTATATTTTTTGCCAAAAATATCTTTAAGATTATCCTTGATGCCTTCAAGATTTTTAGCATCAGGATCAGCTATCGCCATAATTCCATCTGCCAAATCATCCGCATCAATTCCAGCATTGCTCATAGCTTCATCAAGATCTTTAGTTTGACTAATTAAATCCTTAATAGCGTCCGTTCCACCAGATTTTCCGGCTTCGATTAACTTATCTTTTAGATTGGAAAACTTACTTAAAGCAAAAATATTATCCATTTTATCTGAAACATAATCAGAAGAATTGGTTAACATGGAATATGCTTTAAATAAATCATTGATATTGTTTGCAAGATCTTGTGTGTTTTTCTTGTCAATCAAATTTCCATCTTCATCATAAAGATCCTGTGCATTACTTGAAATATCTGACATGACATCAGCAAGTTCAGTTTCATATGATACGATTGTTTTATCTTTCGCTTTTAATTCAGCTTCTTTTCGTTCTGATGACCATTCTTTATTATTAAGAACATCTTTTCTAGCTTGTTTTTCATCCTCAAGCCCACTCATTAATTTCTGAGCATATCCGATATTAGTATCTTGATATACTGGATATGGTGATTTGCCAAAAAGTTCTCCTTGGAAGGTTCGCTTTTCTAAAGCTTTTTTTGCATCAAGAGCCTGCTGTTTCTGGGCTGAAGTAACGGTTCTTTTTTTTAATCCTATTTGTGCATCTAAAATAGAATCCTCATTAAGTAAATTATTTAATTCATTATCTTCAGCGGCAGTACGATTGCTTTTAGCTCTTAATTCATAAACACGTTGTTTATTTGTTTCTTTTTGTGACTGAAGGTTATCAAGATCTGATTTTTCAGTTTTATATTTCTGTACTGATTCTTGTAGATTCTTTTGTGCTGCATTATCAGTGAGTACATTATCCCAAAGCATTTTTCCTGCTTTAATACCTACTGCACCAATAATAAGAGGAATCATCATCGGAGCAATTGATTTAAATACTGTTGCAATACCTGAACCAACATTTTTAAATGATGCAAATAACCCAGCACTTTTACCAATGCCTTCATTTTGAACAATTTGATTCTTAGAAAGTTCTGATTGCATTGTTTCTTCTACCATTGAATTTTTGCCATATGCTTGTTGCAACATCCAAATAGACGTAGCGTCAGGTAGACTTCCTCTATTTTTAGCTAAATATTTTGCTGCATCATTAACGTTTCCAAAAGCTCTTAATGATGAAATGGTGTCACTTATTGATCCTCCTAACTTAAAAGAATCTAAAGCTTTTGCTAATGTAGTAGCTTTCCCGATTTTATTTAATGACATGATATAATATGTTATGTTATAATATTCAAAGCAAAAACTTTTTAGGGAGGTAATATTATGGCACTTATTAAATGCCCGGAATGCGGGGGGCAGGTTTCTGATAAAGCTCCGGCGTGTATTCACTGCGGATGTCCGTTACCATCCAATACCGCAAGTAAGAAATTTTATGTAAATATAAATGGGCGTAGCTATGACATGACAGAATTAAAAGAAATGTATCAAGCGTATAGTCCTGAAGATCAAGAGTTAATATATCAATATTGTAAATCTACATTTAAAAAATATCCTACATCTTATAATTATCAAGAATTAAAAAATTGTGAATATCGCGGATTAGATTTGATTCAATACGTAAAAGAAAATTTGAAATGGCCTGATGTTAAAGCATATTTAACATATAAATTTATTGCAAAATGTTATAAAAAAGATTTCGAATCATTTTCATTCGATACTGATAAATACAAACCCGAAGGATACAACCGATCAAAACTAATATCAGCAACATCTCAAAACGTTGTTCGTTGTCCACATTGTGGTTCTACATCAGTAACAACAGAAGAACAAGGTTACGGACTTTTCGGCTGGATTGGTGCATCTCAGAAGAAAAATCTCTGTCAGAAGTGTGGCCACAAATGGTGGCCAGGAAGGTGAGGTAATACTATGGATATGCATAATATTGTAAATGGATTTTATGAAAATGTAGAAGAACGTAGACTTCATATGAAACAAGAATTATCTGCTGATATTCAGAATGAAAATACTGCTCCTGTAATCGCTCAAAAATTATATGAGGCATTATGTTCTTATCAAGAATCGTTACCAGACGAAGATGATATGGTTCTTGCGGTAGCTCATTTTGGAGAAACAGTTAATATAATTGTCAACAAAGTCGGCTACATTGGGTACAACCTAATCGTGTTTTACGGAGAGGACAGTTACGGCAAACCGCAGAAACTGATACAACATATAAATCAGTTGGATTTTCTCTTAAGCGCGCAGCCAAAGGAGATTCCAGAAGCCCCAAGACGGCAAATTGGTTTTCAAACTGAATCTGAGACGGAATAATAATGTTATTATTTTTTTTTAAGCTAATCATATAAACACCTACTTTCAGAATGGAGTGCATATGTATACTGGAAATTATAGCCAAGAAGAAATCGATAGAATAAAAAAGATTATAGAAATCGGTGAATCTCAAAAACAAATTAAGCAATCATTTTGGGATGAAATTAATACTCCAGATGTTCTAAAATTGAAAGAAGAATCAAATACTCTCTGGGAAGATTATCGAATTGTCGATAAAAAACTTCTAAGGAAAATTCTGGTACATAATAATGGTTTATCAATATCTGATCCTGATTATATAAGCCTTAGTATAAGAATGATTGGACACATAAATTCAAATCTTCCAGACGATTTTCAAGAATTAATTTCTGTCTCACAAAGCAAATATGCAAAGTATAAACCGGTCAAAGATATTTATACGAAAGCATTGCATAAAAATATTGCAAATTTATCATTAACAGTTACTCCTGAAAATAGTATATCAATGAACTCATATGGAAGTACACGATGGGTATTCACAGAATTTTATTGTTCCTGTAAACCATTTTTAATTCTTGACATATGTGGATGTGAAGTTATTGTCATCCAAGATATTTTTCCCGGCAAATATTGTCAAACAGAATATTCTATTACAATGTCAGACCTGAAGAATAGGTCGGATTATGAAATACAAACCAAAAAACAGAATTTTCTTGACAATTTTAGAAAAGAATTAGATCCGTATGGAAAAAATTTACATTCGGCTCCGTTTTGTAAAAAACCTGTTCCGAAACCTTTTGAAAACATCTACACACTTTATGCCCAAACTGATTCAGAAGAATATGGTAGGACAAAACGATATCTAATCATTGGATGCATGACATATGAAAAATGATGAACTTACGTTCTGACTTTACAACAATAAAGTCTAGTGATATATTTACTAATTGTAGGATAGCCGAGAGTGTGCCTCGGCTTTGCACACACCTACAATCATAAATATCAAAATCGGATGTTCTGTCCGAAATCAAAATCCACTTATATTTACTTTAGCCATATGGCAGAAGGGAGGTGGAACATGAAAAAAGAAGAACATCAATTTAAGCTTGCAAAGATAGCAATTAAAAAAATCATTAGGGTTTTAGCATTACTTGCAGCTTTATGGATGGTGTTACAGCACAATCCAATCAAACTCGTGACATCAATAAACCTAGAAGAACAACGTATTGATTTTAATTGCGAGTTTGCAAGCGAGACACCGGAGAAGTAGAAATACAACTCTGGTAGTGTGGGGTGAAACCCACACAATTAAAGTTTTAAAGGTTAAATTTCAATAATTTAAAATTCAAAGCTTATCTTACAGACACTGCGCTTGATCACCGCGGTGTCTTTCTTTTATCAAATATAATTTCTCTCTTTCGCATAAAGCGATTCGGCAGAAGAGAAGTGCCGCTCATGGAACATTCATTAAAAGTATATATAATATACTCCGAGGAAGGGTGCTCTCTCTACTCCTCCTGATTATTAATATGTTTCCCTCGTCATTACTTGCGTAATTGTTACTAACGTTTCACATATGACTAAATCGTAAATCAGGTTGGTACGTGCGTTGTCACGAGCTTTCGCTCACTTCACTATGCGATCAGCATAGAATAGTGAATTCGACGTATTAATCCTCTATTTATTTTAAGTCGCTATTCTCCACATATTGATATGAATCTCTATGTAGATAGGCTCATTGTTAAAAATCGGAAAATAACGTGTAACCCTTAGATTTTTGGGTCAACCTACGACTGTTGCAAGACCTCCACCACTCAGGAATTTTAATCCTGCCATTGTTGCATTTTTTACTGTCATTGCTGCAAATACAGCAGTAAGTAATGCTGGTATTGGTCCAAGTGTTTTTTCAAGTGACGTAAATCCTTCTGTTAAACTATGTACGAATTCAAGAACACCATTTACACTACCTGAATTATAGAAATTAACCCAGAAATCCTGCATCTGTGTTTTGATTGCTTGTAGTTTACCAGCGGTTGATTCCATGTATTTTTCCTGGTTAGCTTCAGCATTACCATTTGCGGTTGTTGCTTCTTCTGCCAATGACATGGAGTCTGTGAATGCATCAAGCATGGACTTGAATTTTGAAGTTTCTGTTTCATTTAACGAATTCGCAACATTCGTTTTGTGTTAATATATTATGCTGCTATATAATCAACAAATTTATCGTTTTTAAAATCAATTATAAATTGCTCCCATTGATCTTTGGTTGCAATATCACCATATATACTATGGAATAAATTATGAATATCTTGCCTTACACATACGCCAAGATATTTATTTTGTTTTTCATTAAATTTAGTCACGATTATTTCTAATTCTTTGGATGTATATTCGTCTAAATTTTTATTTTCCAAATTCAGTTCATATAATATATCTGATATAATTTGGTTAACAGGATATATATGATGCACATCAAATTTTTCACTTCCTGTTAAGACACATTTATTATTGCATGCATTAATGCTATTTTTTCTCCATGTATAAGAACGCCTTCTTAAATAATCATTTAAACGATTATTGATTTCTCCAAATGGATCAGACCTAAACAATCCTAGTCTTTCTCTCTGATATTTTACATTTCTTTGAGATCGTTTTAATTTGTCAGCTAATTCTATATCGGACATAAATTTCCAATTATTTTTTATAAAATCTTTTTCATCATCGGTCCACATACAATTTAAAGAATAGTACGATTTCAAATTTAACTGAGATGCTTTCATTTGAATACAATCTTTTGTTTTATGACGCGGTAATAATTTCATGATTTCTATCATTGGGATCAGAGAATAATTTTTCTTTAGAATATTTATTTCTTCTTCAGTCCATGAATCATCATTTCTATATCCTAATTTAAATGCTTTTTGCTTTACCTGAGAAGAAGATTTTCGATTGCCAATTAAATCAGATATTTCCTCAAAAGTTTTACTATACATGTTCTCTTTAACAATTAATTCATCTTCTTTTCTCCAAAAATAAAAATCAGCTGAAAATCCACGCTTCTTTGCCATATCATAAACATTTTGTTTATTCATAAACGGATATTTCTTAAATATTGAGTCCCAATCACCAATTTGATAATACTTTTTAATATACTCAATATCTTCATCTGAATACTTTCTATATCGTGTTTTATCAGGATTATAAATTCCGGCATCTACTAAACATCTTTTAATAGCATCTCTGCCGAATCCTGTATTTTTCAATATTTGATTACAACTCATTCCTGAAAGATAAGAATCTTTGACAATTTTTTCTTGTTCTTCTGTTAAAATAATTTTTCTTCCCATAAATTCCTCTATATAAATAAATTTTATATTTATAATTTGTGATGTTATATTTGTTATACGCATATTAACACAACTTGCGCTTTTACGCAAGCATAGACTATTTCTTCACCTACCGACCTTTACGGTTTAGGGTGTCCTTTTCGATTTAAGGGGTTTTCACCCACGCCATTTGCGATTGCGCCCTACGATTATTGCTATAGATATTCAGGATTTCCACCTTTATTCTCTTGTCTATAGCTCGACGAGAATCTAGTCGTTGAACGTTCACCCTCGACTCAAGTACCGTATGATCTACGGAATACGTTAGGGTGCTTCGCTGCATGAACAACCAATCCTTGCGTTTTCAAACCTTCATAATCTAGTTTCCTGATTATTGTGGTGCAAGGCTCTAAGGTATTACCTGCAGTTAAAATCATTCCAGTATGAATTTCTTCATACAGAGGCTAGCTTTTAGCCTCGTAGCTGCTACATCGAATGCGATCTTGGCTTGCTGTGCATCAGTTAAATCGTCCCACTTATCTTTAAGCTCAGACATAACAGTAATGATACCACGATCAGATCCATCCGGATTATAAACATCTACACCTATAGCATGCAGAGATGCAGAAGCATTAGATAAAGTTGCATTGTCAACTTCGTCGGCATATTGTGGCATTTTACCGACTTTTGTAGTTCTTGTGATAATTGTCTTCAAAGCATTACCAATTGAAGATCCATCTTCACGAGTTCTTTCTGACACTTTAGCAGTAATAGCTGCAAGCTGTTCATATGACATACCTGCATCATAAGCAACCTGACCGGAAGCCTGTACAGCATCAGATATAATTTTGATACCTTTAGCGTAATCAATTCCCACACTTCCGGAAACTTTATCCAGAACATCGACAATATGCATAGAGGCATCAGCAGCAGTAGTAGATCCATCTTCTAACATATGGAACTGCTGTAAAATACCCTGTACCTGATCGGCAGCAGTAGAGGCATCAACGCCACTTAAGTTACTTAAGATAGCAGTTGGTCTTGCTGTTTGCTGAATTTCAGAAGCAGTAGTATTCATATTCGCATAGATTTTATAAATGTCCATAGTATTATCCAAGGACATCGATAAATCTTTTGCCATATCAATTGCAGAAGTACCAAGATTCTGTAATTGATCAGGCGATAAATTCATTGTGTAACTAACATTTGTTAAGTCTTTTTGGAAATTTAAGAAATCATTGAAGCCTTGTTTGGCCTGCTGAATTGCTTTCATGGTCACCTGGAAATAAGAAACATAACTTGCAATATCTGCAATAGCACCTTTAAAGTTTCCTGATACCATACCTTTAAGTGTATTTCCAAATGAAGACATTCCAGATCCATTTTTAGACGTTAGTGATTGAGTTACTCGTAAAGAATTATTAAGCTTATCAATATTTCCAGTTAATGTTACTGTATTACCAGAAATATCAGTAAATGTTTTTGTTACCTGTCCAGTCGCTTCATTAATTTTCGTAGAAATTTCTGAAGTTAATCCAATAGAAGCAGCATACTGACTTAAAAATGCGGAAGCATCTTTCGTATTACGAGTTCTATTTGATGTGAAATCAAGCTCCGTACCTTTATCAGTTACCTGATTATACTTAGAAGCATTCTTAGCAAGATTCTGCATACTTTTTACAACATCTTCAGAATCTTTTTCCGCTTGTGTGGTCAGTTTCTTTCTTTCTTCGCTTCCTTCAGCAAACTGTTCAATGTCTTTATTGTATTTATCCCATATATTATTATAGCTTTGAACATATTCTCCGGCTAATCTAAAATAATTACTGTTTTTTCCTACAGCCTTTTCTCCATTTATTTCGCCTAGAGCCTGAGTAAAGTCAAGTTCTGCTTTTCCTTGTCCATTTGAATAAGTGTATTTTAAATTTCCAAAACGTTGAGCTATATTACTCATTTGATCAAAATAATCTGTAACACCTTGTGAATTTAGTTTAGAAGGATCTGAAAAAGTATTTTGTAAGTTTACAAGATCTGTTGAAAGTCCAGAAAAGTTTTGTTGAAATCCTTTAGAAGCACGTCCTGCTTTTGTAACACTAGAAACATACTGATCTATATCATTTGAAAGAGTTTTGAAATTTGTATTCAAAATATCATTTCGCTGATTATTAGCATTTGTTTTTAATCCCAAAATTGCTTGCTGTTGGAAATCTTTACCAAACTGATCGACGACTTGATCTCGCAATGAAGCATATAATTGCGTCGTATATCCATTTTTACCTTTTAATTCTGATATCTGACCAACATCTAATGAGGTATTCGTAGCAGATTTTAAAAGTTTTGCTTCTGTAGATCTTTTTAATTGATATGCAGTTTTCATCGCTTCCACTAAATCAGAATTATAATTGTTTTTAGTATTTGACATATTATCGAATTGCTTTTCATAGTTATCAAATACTTTCTGATTTAATTTATCCGCTTGAGTGGCATCAGCACTCCATACTTTGTTACGAAAATCTTGTACTTTAGTAGTTAAAGATTTTATTTTGTTCTGAGCTTCGACAATTTTCTGATTATAATCATCTAAAGTAGTGGCAGATTGTCCAGATTTTTTAGAGAATGCCTCTTTTTGAATATTATTAAGCTCTTTATAAGCCTCACCTAAAGCCTTCACATTAGCAATAGCAGCAGTATACTTATTTGTATATGCTTCTTTATCAATTGCTTTTGTCTGAGCAACGATATCATTTTCAATATCTGTTTCAATTTGATTCGCACGACTTTTAGCTGTATTATATTTTTTTACATTCTTATCGCCAATAACTTCTTTATGCTTTTCAATATACTCGTCGGCACCTTTAACTGCTTCTTTATAAGCATCACGTTCTGCGGTAATATTTTTGATATAATCAGAATTTTTATCACTTTTTAAAGCAGTACGAAGTTCTTTATTTTTCTTCTCAAGATTAGACATATCTGACATAATCTGAGTATACTGATCATTTATTTTTGCAGTTTCTGAATTTTTTGCAGTCTCATCAGCCTGCTTTTTAGATGCAGTAAGTTGAGCCTGAGTTACTTTCATTCCATCTTGGATTTGCTTTAATTCAGATTCTGTATAACAAGTCTTAAGATTTTCTTTTAAAGTAGAAAATGAGTCAGCAGCTTTTTTACCAACGTCTCCAAGTTTTTTTGCATCAGCAATATATCCATCCAGTTTAGCAGAAGTAGATTCAAATTCGCTATTTAAACCAGCTAATGGACCAATCCATTTACCATCTTTAATACTTCCGGTAAAATTATCAGAAGCATTCTTAGTGCCAATAACAACATTTTGCTTCCCGGTCAACCCCTGTTCCAGATTATGCACATAATTTAAAGCAGATTCACGAGCCTTATTTGAATCAAACTGCTCATTAATATCTGTGATTTGTTTTTGAACGTTCTCTAACCCAGCAGGAGTAGTAATAGTAGATAAACTTTTTTGTACACCCTGAAGTTTTCCAGCAGCAATAGTACCAGCCTGTCCAAGAGATTCTATATCTGAAATCTGTTTAGAAATATCCGTATTTAGTGTATCTTTTTTTACATTGAAATTATCACGATTTGTTTTACGAGTTGCAGATAATGATCTGGAGGATTCAGCAGATCCTTTTCGAAGTGCTTGAGTAAAGTTCTGATACATATAATCGTTATCAGGAAGAGATGCATTTAATCTTGCAATTCTATGTAATTCAGATAAGTCTTGTTGATCAGATTTGATATCATCCTGTAACTTTTTAAGATAATTAGGATTCTGTTTATTAGTGGGTTTATATCTTTCTGTATCAAGTTTCGCATAATTAGAGTTAATCTTTTTACTTAATTTAACAGCTTCTCCCTCAAGTTTCTCATAACTATCATAATATGCAATAGCATTTTCATATCCCTCAGCTAAGAGATTACCATTAGCATCAAACTGTTTTTTATATGTCTGAGTGAGGGTGTATATAGTTCTGTTAGTATCTTCATACACTTTAATATATTTCTGCGCGTCACCAAATTCCCTTTGAGAAAGCTGTTTTAAGCCATCTAATTCTGGTGGAGTAACAGGTTCTTCTGTTAAATTAGAATTAACATTCTTCAAACCAAACACAGTTTTGATTGTATCGTTCTGTTCTTTTGCAGCATCTGTAACTTGATTTGTTACTTTCTTCTCGGACTCAGCAATTTTATCATTTGCAGCAACAACAGTATCAGCTTCTTTGGATTTTGCATCAATAACTTGATCTGCTGTTCTAGTAATAGCATCTGAAGTTTCTTCTGTCTGTTTTTTAATATCAGAATTATCAAGTAACGATGAAGCAGTAGTAGCTGGTTTCGTAATAGTAGGAAGATTTTTAATAGCAAAATCCACATGTCCGTCAGCATGAATCATATCTTCAAGCTGACTTGCTAATTTATTCATTACTCCAATATTTTTTATAATTTCATCAGTATCGCCATTTTCATTATCGCGGTTATTGAGTTTATCGGCATTAATTTTAATAATTCTGTTGGAAATTCTATCGAATATCTTAGACACATCGGGATTATTCCCTAAATAACCCAGATCTTTAAGCGGCTTCTTTATCGAATAAATCTGTTCTACTGTTTTTCTTGTAGAATCAGCAGCTAATTGTGCTACTTCTTGACTCATAGGTTTTGGACCAACAAATTTTTCTTTCTCATCATCAAATAAATGTGGTGCTACTTTTGCATACGCTTCTCTAAATACTGCACTTTTTAAAGCATAATCAGATGGATGAATACTATTTGTTTTTCTTGCTTTTCTTGCTTCTACAAAATTTTTATATGCATCTTTTAATTCATCATATAATTTTTTAATATTTCCTTCTGGTCGATCTGAGTCATCAGAATCATCAATAACAGGTTTTACTTTTTTTTTAGTTTTACCAGTAGAAGAAGCCTTAGGTGTAGATTCTTTCTTTTTAGTAATTTTTGAAATGCTATTTGCAATATCTTTTTGACTGATCTGCGTCGGATCCAGAGCGCCCGTTACAACCTGATCAATAATATCATATACATTTGCTTTCTTAGCAATCTGATCTGCCAGATAAGCAACATAGTTACCTGTATCAGCCTTTTCAGAACCAACGCCCATTAATTTATACATTTCTTCAGGTGAAACTTTTGCAGCAGCTTTAACATTCATTTTAGAACTTAAATCAGCAAAAAACTTAGAAGCATTAAGTACATTTTGTACGAGCTTCACTTGTTCATTAATTGCATTACCATATTCTGTTGCAGATAAAGAAAGATCCGGGGCAGTAAACGCCTCGGACGGAATAGTTTTAGATACTGCTTTTTTAGCATTTTCTAAGTAGCTTTTTAATCTATATACAGTTTCGTATGATTCAGGAATATTTTTATCTGATATTATGCCCTTATCCGTAAGTGTCTGAATTATGCCACTTCTTTGACGAGCTGATAATTCAGGAACTCTTTTCATGAAATTATCAAGAGATATATTAGGCTCTTTATCTAGCCCTGGAAAATCTTTGAATTTTCTACTGACATCTGAATAAGCTTTCCCAATAGCGGCCTGTAAATCTTTACCAATGCTTTTGCTGATAGTACCTTTATTTACTAGAAAATCCACTTTTGCTTTTGCAGTTGGGAGATTATTGAGCTTCTTTAAATCAGAAGCATCAAGTTGAACATTTACTTTTGCATCAATTCCACTTTGAGCATTTTTTCTTAAATTGTCTAATTTTATATTAGCTTTATCAATTTCTGACGAATCTGTCTTAGGCTTAACTGTTGTATTGTTAGTATCCTTAATTTCATCTTTTAATTTATTTAATCTATTAAGCAATGAATTAAGATCGTCACTACTTACTATTTCAAGTTCTTCTCTTATTTTTGCCATATGTATTGTTCACCAACCTTTATATTATAATCCATAACGATTTATAAGTAGATCTATCCCTACAGCCTCTACTTTTTTATGCCATTCTCCACTTTTAAAATAGTTTTTTACGTCTGACTGAATTTTAGGTCCAGGAGCAGCAGATGAGGCAGCCATAGCTCCCCAATGTGTATACTCTTTAAATGGAGATCTCCAATATAATGATCCTGGCGCCGGATGACCTTTTCCTTTATCAGCGCCTCCATGCCATCCTTCAAAAAACATACGGTCATAAATATATTCATTGCTTACTCTATGAGATCCATTTAGTAAAGAGGCATCTGATTCAAATACAAGAAGATTTCCGTATACTTCACAAACATATGCATCTCTTAATCCATATGTTCTGCTGTAATATATTGGGGAATAACTCGCATAATAATTGTTAACCCATTTATCAAATATTTCTTTAACTTTGGCTTTAACTTCTGGAGCTATAGCTTCAGCCAAATAATTTGAAAATGGCTGTGGGATATCAGCCATTAATTTTTTTATCCTTCGAGCAAATTCCTCTATTGTCATATCAAATGCCCCCTTCCTATAATTTATTTCAAATCAAGTTTAATTCCATTTTCCTTTACATATTTCATTAATTCAGAAATACCTTCGTTGGCAAACATACCAACAGTAGTAGCAAATGCTTCTGTATATTTCGCAACATATGCTTCGATATTTTTATTTTCTTCATGGAAATTACCCATAAGCAAACTATTAATACTCATAAGTTCAGACAATTCTCTTTCTCCGATAATTTCACAAATTTTATTCATGAGATTATTTTCAAATAATAAATCATAATCTTGAAATGCATTTGTAGTACTATCATCAGTTTTTACTATATTCAGTTTTGTATATAAAATAAGGATAGTAGTAGTCATATTGATTTTAGATAAAAACATATCAATATACTGAACCCCGTTTTTTCCAGTGATAATAGATTTATCAAGTATTGTCTGAAGCACAAGTTTCTTTTCTAAAACAGGGCAATATGTTCTCCAAATAATATTTCTAACAAATTCATCTCGCTGTTCATCTGTTTTCAAGAGATTATATCGTCTGATAAACTCTGGAACATCAATTTTTCTTTCAATTGTATCTGAATTAACTTTATTTATTTCGCTCATAATGAATCTCCTTTTATTCCTTATTTTCTGTATGTTCATGTATGATAAATTCAAATTCTGTTCTTGGATTTTCCTTATCGTATCCGGTTTTTAAAGTGAGAGAGTGCAGATGCTTTTCATCATCATCTACAATGGCCCCAGCCTCAGTCAACCCATCTAAAATAAACTTAGGAATTTGATTATCTACGTCGTGTCGTCTTTTTGTATTAAAAAAGACAGTTACAATGAGATCAAAATCATCTAACTGTCTATTATCCATTTTATTTATTTTTACCCAGAATTTTACGAATTCCTTCCACTTTTGTTTTAACGCATTCATCTGTATACGTGGTAAGATCATCCAAGTATTAATCGAAGGATGCCAAGGTTTTTCAATAGGAATTTTCTTGGCTCTTGGATGTTCTAAAAAATAATACTTTGTATACAAATCTAATGTCTTTTGATCAATTGTCAATATAATTGATTTATCCATATATTTAAACCTCTTTTACTAATTCATAACTGATAACAACCGGAATAATAATCAATCCTGCATTAGTATCACGAGTGTCATGTTCGTAGTATTTTCTTACAGCATCTGCAATAGCATAAGATGAGCATTTAGTAGCATTGTCAATATCTGTTACAAAACTGTATTCAATTTTTTGCAATTTCTTTTTCAGATATGTTGGTTTACCTGAAACAGTAGTAGCGATAACATATCTTAGAACTTGTTTATCTAAAATTTTTTCTTTCATGTAGAGTTCTCCTTATTCAAGTGTATGATTAAGCCATTGCTGAAACAGCTCTTTGGTTTCTTCAATTAAAAAGATGTAAACAATAATATCTTTTCCGTCATCCGTAACACTTGGATACATATCTATCGGAAATACTCTATGTTTAATATATAAATCACGCTGCTTCGGATTTATAATCCTGCAGACTTCTTTCTCCGTATAATCACGCGGCTTCAAATTTGATTGTATTCTCATAATCCTTTTACTCCTTAAAAGTGAAAAAAGGGGTAGTCTCGAATAGTGAGACATACCCCTAAAAAATCACTATTCAAATACTATTTACGTTTTCTTGTACGTACTGGTTTACGAGTTTCAATTTCCTCGCTGTTTTCTTCGTCAACTACAGAATCCGGCTCAACAATATCTTTTTCTGAGATCTTCTGTAATTTAATATCAGCAGTTTCTTTCTGAATTTTTGCAATCATTTTCTGATTTACTTCATGAAATTTACTGACATCAGACATATCACAATCTTTCATTCTTTCAGCAGCTTCTCTAGCTGTAATGTTTTCAGCATTATATTCTGTTAATGTATTAAAGATTGTTCTGCAATTATCGCTGCAATAAATCTCCATCCATCTTGGAAGATGGTCGAATTCTTCACAGCGACTACAATATGTATATGTTTTTCCGCATAAAATGCATTTCTTGTTATTTTTCTTAACCATGTTTTCCTCCTTGAATATGGATAGTAAAACAGCCGGTATGCTATGACACATACCGACCGTAATTAGAATAATATTATATTATCTAATAATTATTCTTCGTCTTCATCAGCCCAATAAATGTGATAAAGAGCTTTATCAGCAGAGCAGTAATCTACCTGAAGAGATCCAGAGTAAGCAAGCTGTCCGTCAGTTGTTAATGAAATTTCGACCTCTGGAGATACCTGGAATGATGGAAGCACGATATATAATCCCTTTAATACGTCAGAATGACAAGGATCAACAGCAAGAGCTTTCAGAGTCAGTTTAACTGTCTGAGGGAACTTATCTGCTCTATTAGTAATAGATACACCAGCTCCAACACTACGATCATACTTAACGATGTATGTATCTACACCTTCAGCTGTAGGAGGTGTAAACTCTCCACCTTCTGTAAGAGCGTATTTGTCTACATCTGCAGCAGTATTTTTCGTATATGCAGTACCCATGGAACCATTTGCGCTGAAAGCATTTACTTTTACAGAACCTTCAACAACATCTTTCAGAGTTGCTTTTTCACCTTTCTTTACGGTGATAATCTTTGGCATAACAATTTTATTCTCCTGAGAAGCAATTTTCTTACCTTCTCCAGAAGCAGCTCCAATAACATTCAGGTTGATCATTGCATTGTTAGCTGTAAATTCACCTGTTTTAGCTTTCCAGAAACGTTTAATTAGGTTTCCCTGGTTATCTGTTGCATCAGTTGACTCAGCACTAATATTAATTGTTGCATCCTGAAGCTGTGTTAAAGTGTATAATGGATTTCCGTCAAGGTCTTCAGCAAAACCATACTGAACACGATCAATTACGATATCATCTAATGTAAATCCCATTATGATTTCCTCCTTTAAATTTTTTGTATATAGAAATTAATTTTTGAGAGAAATTTCTCTCATGAAATTAAGTTCATTCTTATCAATCTTTGAAGCGTCAACAAAGCCGCTATAAATACCCTTAAGTAAAGCAGTGGAAGATTCATAAACTTGTAATCTTTGAACACTGTCCATAAATTCAACAATGCCAACTTCACGTAATTCATTTTTTTTATATTTGAAACCGGGATGATTAAGACAAGTAGATATGAGTGGTAGAAGAGTGGATTTGTAAACATCATTTTTGTGTTGTTCGAAGCTCATGCGATCTTCTTCAATCATCCATTCTTTTGTAGATTTTCCCCTAGCTTTTTCCACTTTTGGGTAAGTGTTGAACATAGCTCTTAAATACGAAGCCATCTGTAGATATGCGGCTTCATCTATCTGAACATTTTGTTCTTCATTAAGTAAATAAAAAAACGGTTCCCCGTCTTCTGTTTGTGTTTGTTGCAATTGAAACAATTGGAAATTCAAGTCACCGAATAGTAACTTTGTAGATTTTGAGTCTATACTTGGAACAAGCATACAAAACAAAGAAAAGTCAGACATTTTATTCCAATCAATACCAAGATCCCATAATTGCATGCGATACATAGTAGGATTAGCAATAAAAATATTTATAGTAGAATAAATCTTTTTCTCACCACTTTTTATAATGTCTCCTATTGTAGGTTGATTAATTATAATGTCATTATATGTGTCATTTTCGATAACAAATGGTTCACCAAAATATAATTTCAGTGCATCAATTTCAGATTCTTTGGAAATTGTCATATTTGTTATTCATTCCTGCATATAAATTATTAGGACATTCAATTTCAAATTTCAACGTTCTACAATAATACCTAGAGTCAATAATATCTCCATAATCATCTATACATTTAAGTTGATTTCCCAAAGAATTCGTCCAACATAAAAGATCCTTTACGATATAACTCAATAAGTCTGTTCGTACAATCCCATATTCTGTATCAAGATCATCTTCATGAACTAAACACATAACTATAAGTGTTTGTATTTTCATAGCCTTATTGTAATATGATGTATCAGTATCATTTATATCAAACATAATAAAATTTAATACTTCTTTATTAATACCATTCAGTTTTAATATAGGAAGAATTTGCTTCTTATCAACTCGTTTATTATATTCAATAATTAAATTTCGCTCATTTAGTTCTTGAGCTGTGGGATTATTTTTATCTGTATATTTATTCAACGGGCGTTTATCTTTTTTTCCTAAAATTTCATTAAGATCAGGATCCTCATTGAATAGTTTTAACAGTTTATCTTTTTTATAAATAATGTCATTATTTTTCTTATTTTCAAGATCTCGTGTAATATGTGATATATCTCTATTCATCTAATTGCACCTCCACTTCAATAGAAGAATGATTGTCTCCATTATTATCTGTGGCTGATAAATTAAATCTTTTACCTATTAAACTATGAGCTTTTCCAGGCTTAAGTGATATAGTGACATTATCCATTACAGTCAATTTTATTAATCCTTCATAATATGATTTTTCTTCTTCTGTATATTCGGAATTTTTGTCAACAAGACTAATATTCCATTCAGAAGTAAGATCGGCATAAGGAAGTTTATATTCAAAATATGAATTTTTTCCAATATAAAGAAACTGTTTTGAACGGTCCAATAATGGCTCGATTTCACCATCGTCATTTAGATACATCCATTCAATTTGTGAACTTGTAATCATTGTTTGAGGTTTCTGAATAATCTCTGTTTTTTGATCACCAGAACCTTTATAATAATTGCAAATTCTAAGTTGAACATTATCAACTTTTTTATTCAATTCATCTTGTTTTATGGAAAGTTTAATTACTCCAGAAGGATTAAGATCTATTATTTTTGTGACCTGATAGACTTTTGGGTCAAGAATGTTATTCGTAAGCATAAAACGTTGTTCGTGCATAATAGTACGATCGTCACTAAGTCCTAAATCATATAAATTATTACCATACGCATAATAAATATCTGGAAGCCATGCAGCTGTCAGATTATCAAGCGAAGATGTATATTGATCATCCCAACGACCGCTTGTGTAGCTATTAGCTGATCTATTTGAACCCCAACATTTATATAATTTGTTATCGTAAATCCATTGAAATTTCCAATTACATTTTAATATATTATATCTAACAAAAGCATTCGCATCATCTCTACCGACAATAAACCACAGTTGTGTAATTCTTTCGTCTGGAAGTGAGAGCGGATTATCAAGTTCGTGCCCAGATATGTTAATATCGAAGTCAGTATCATCAGGAACAAACACATAACTTCCTATTGGATAATGTACTTTAGGCCGAAATTGTAAATAATAATCCACTGCATCTTTAAGAATGGAAAGCTTGGCATGACGTTGATATTTAGCATCTTCCCATTTCCATCCATCTTTTGTTAAAATATAAACTCTTTTATATTGTGCATCGGCAGTAAAAGAATTATTCATAATTGCATCAGACTGATTTTTCTTTACCTGAGCTAGATTACTGCCATATGATGACAAATAATTTTTGTACATTTCTGCAGTAACCATAGAATCAACTCCTAGAATTAATTTTGTCTACTAACGAATGCGCATCTAGTATCAATTTTCGGTAAGAACGATAATTAAAATCATCACTTCTTGTCTCATTGAGAGCCGCCTGTAATAAACTCATAATTGCTACAATTTCTACAGGATAGAAGAGAAGAGTATTCAAACCATCGATTTTCTTCATTAAATTGATAAAATATTTTTCAAAGTCAACATTTTTAAATTCATCTTTTGTTTTTGGATCCTTATATAAAAGAAGCCAAAACATTTCTTTGTGTAATTTTTCCTTATATTCTTCAATTTGTAAATCATCAAAATGTCCGTAAATTGTATCCATTATGTATTACTTCCATCCAGATAACTATTCCATATATAACCTCTATCTTTAATCAAGTTCTTCTGTTCCTTGATTAATGATTTTTTTAAATCTTTTAAACCATTTAAATGATTAGTCTGAGAATAAAATTTTTCCTCAGAAGATCCAAATACCTGCTGAATATTATTCAGGCTGTTAATTTTGGGTGTAATCCATTCAATTACCATACCTATACCTAAGATATCAGTTATAAATTCTGCATCAAAATCATCATCAACAGAATATTTCATTATATATGTCAATTCCTGAACTGTATCTCCAAGTTTCAATTCAGAAAAAAGTCTTCGAATATAAGGTTTATTTATTGATGCATGTAAATATTCCGGCATAAAAACCGCACTTACATCATCTTCACGATATTGTAAAATATCATAAGCTTCTGCTTTTAATCGAAATTTTGAGTATATTTCTTCGTAATTTAGAGAAGGCATAATATACCTCCTTATTTTTAATTAAATAGTCCTGTCATAATACTCATTTCTGTATCAAAGATTTCGTCAAGCACTTTAATTTTTCTTACACTATCAAGTCTACCGTCACTTACCATTTTTGAAGCAAGATGTTTAATAGAGTCCTGTGCCCCTTTCGGAAGTGAAAGAATAGTAGCCTTCATATCTCCGGGAGAAAGTTCTGTAATTACATCTTCAAGATCACCTACAGAATATAATGTATTATAAATTTTCTTAAGCTGTGGAAACTGTGCAACAAGTTCTTCATCCTCAATAACAAAAAATGGATTCATAACATAACCATTATTTGATCTGATTGCTGCCTGCAGATCCTGATATTCAACTTCAATTACATCTCCGGCATCAATCCATGTGTATAAAATATTTGACTTAAGCCCTGGCATATAAAGTCCACCATTAGTAATAGATTTACATGGAATCCCATCAGTAGGGGCATAAGTTTTCTTTTCTTTTTTTACTTCTACTGTTTTTGCTGATTCAGATGTAACAGGTTCCGTAACAGATGCTGCAACAGATTCAGTAGCAGTTTCAGTAGTTTTTGTCTTTTTCACTGCAGTAGTTGCCATGAAAAGTTCCTCCTTTTATTCGTATAGTCGTGCATCTATATGACACACGACTATAATATTAATTTACAATAAAAAAAAATTAGGCTAAAGTCCAAACGCCAAAATAACGTCCGATCTGTGTTCCTACGCCCATTGATCTCTGTACTTCGTATTTCATTGTATCATCCATACGATCACCCTTATCAGTGATTTCATAGATTTCTGTTTCACCAACATCAACGAATTTAATGAACTTATCTTCAACCTGTGGCATAATAAACAAAGTCTTAGGATCCATTAATTTCTTAGTTGTATCATTCAGAGCAAATCTCTGTGGGATTTCAACTAATGTATATGGACCATAGTATCCAAGACGTCCCATTGTAGCAACATCTTTCTTCTGATCGTCTGTGATCCAATCAACATCCATCAGTTTCTGGAACTGCTGTAATCCAGTTCTTGTACCCATAATAACTACCTGAGCACCATCATTTGCAAGAGATACATCCTCAAGCAGTTCATCCAGCTTGTCCTTAGTAGCATTTGAAAGAGCACCTGTGCCCTGGAACTGAGCTGGAAGTTTCTTTCCTGCGTTCATCATTTCAGCATAAATATCATTCTGAATCTGTCTAACGAAAGCAGCAGCACACTGATCTGTGAATTTAGACCAATCAAGTCTTCCTGCCAAATACAGATCAATATCAGCACCAACAGCAATACCGTATACACTTGTGGTTACAGTATAACTTTCTCCAGAACCAAGTCTCTGAAGTGTAAAGTCATGATGATCGCCCGCAATTTTTGTTGTAGATAAAACAACTTTATCATCTGTCCAGAATTCCTGGCGATCTCCGCGGGAAAGGTTTCTTGTCTCTACATAGTTATTGAAGAATTCTGATTCTTTAAAGCCTGTTTCGACTTTAATATCAATTTCTTCTTCCATAACTTCGAACAGTTCAATACCATGTTTCTTCATAGCACGATTTCTGTCACGTTTTGTAGAATTCTCGTTTAGTCCCATAATTGCATATACAAATTTACGAACCGCATCTTCTGCGTCTCGTTTGGTCTTTTTATTTCCATCTTCATCAAACATTTCGTTTGGATTATGATTCAGATCATATGTAAGCTTTTTGAAGCCTTCATAATTTTCCTCTGGTGTAACACCATCTTTACACATGCTAGCAAATACTTCCTGAACATGCGCACTTAAATCAGCAAAAGTCATTTTACGTCTCATTAGATTTCTTCCTCCTTTCCCTTAAATTAACCAATTTTTAATTTCTTGTTTTCACAAGTAACTGTCGCTTTTTCAGCTGGCTGTCCATCGAATCCCTCAACAGATACCTCAAATACATCACCTTTATGAAGAGCATAACCTCTTACAACGTCTCCTTTTGCGTTATAGAAGTTAGACTCCTTCTTCCATGTATTTGTCCAATCCTCTGCAATAAATGCCTGCATGTAAACAAACAGAGCATCTCCTGGATCAACAACCTCTACATACCAATTACCATTAGCAGCCTGTTTCTGAATTTTACCTTCAAATGTAGTAACAGCAGCTTCTGTGTAACGGTCAAGATCTTCAAAATCGCCTCTTGCTACAAGATTTCCATTATCTGTATCAGAGGTCAGTGTAATGTTATAAATGTGTTCTCCACCATTCTGTGCAACAAGCTTAGAAGGGAAGGCCACAGCATGCTTTTCGATACTGTACTTAATCATGTTGTTCTCCTTTCATAAATTTTGGCAAAAAAAATAAGACCGTATTTACGGTCCGATTTATAAAACAAATATGTTATTTTGCATTATGCAAATAAAGATCCATATCTATTTTTCTTTTTAGTCTGTGATGGATTTCCAAAAGTCTTTTTACTTACTGTTTTTTTTCCGGCGTTATTATCATGCATATCACCATCTTCAACAGCAAAATTTAACTTGCCAGACTTAGCATATGACAGCAATATAGTATCAAGTTTAGACTTTAATTCATCAACTGAAAATTCTGTATGATTTTCTTTTAAACCCTTGAATTCTTCTGATTCATAAATTCCTTTATAATCATCTGACTCAAAAAGTGCATTTTTAACTTCGTCAGCCTCTTTCTTTTCATAAGAAGCAAGTTTATCTGAAATTGCAGCATAATTTGATCTCATATTCTGAAGTTCAGAATATTCAGAATCAGTCAGTAATTCACGATGAAGATTATATCTTTCACCATCAAATGAAACATTGTCGCCATCTTTTTTATATGCCTGTCCAAAGATTTTATCTCCATCCCAATTCTCATATGTAAAATGAGAATCATATACAGAATTAATAAAATACCAATCATTATCTGCTTCTTCATATGCGTTTAATAAGTTATAAAGTGCACAACGAATATCACTGTGAGAAAGTTCAAATGATTTTACGAATTTTTCTGGTTCTGTAGGAGCAGGATCACCTGCCGGATCAGTATTAAACGCCTTAGCAAAGGCAGCCTCCAGTTCTTCATCTGAAAGACCTTCATATGTAAAAGTAATATCATCTACAGTTTTTTCGTATTTCTTTAAAAGTTCTTCAAATTTGTTCACCTGATTGTCCTCCTTTCCATCAGCATTTTTTTTATTGAAATTAGAGAGAGTAGCATTAATCTTCTCTAACATTTCAAGCATTTTAGTATTTACATCAAAATTAGAATATACAGAATTTTTTGATTCAAAATCAGCAAGCTGAACATTACTTCCAGCCATACCTGGACCAACATTTTCATTTAGTAAAGTCAATCCACTAACATAATAATCATCCAGATTTAACACTTTATCCTTAGCATTAAATGATAATTCTCTAATACTCAATTCAACACTACAATCAACCTGTTGTCTACGCTGCATAATATCAATTGCGTCCTGACAATATCCTTCCCAGAGATATCCCTGAATTACAGCTCTGTTAACTCCGGCTTCTTTATCATATTCAATTGTATAATCTTTTTTGATCACACCAACTGGACGTTCCTGATAAGTGATTTTTTCTTCTCCATTTTCATCAGTTTCCACTGTAAAATCATGTGATCCAAAATCTTTATTACCATCAGAATTTTCAACGATATTTGCCAGAATAGGGCGATATGGTATAGATTGTGTATTTTCCTGAAATGTATCTTCGTTGATATTAGATTTGTTTAAGTTAACATGATCATGATATGCGGTAGCATTAAAAGGACATAATCCTTCTGTATGCTTATTATCGTCAGACTTTCCAAATGTAGCGACTGCTGGCATTTGGACACTGATTTCTGCATTAGATTCTTTGCTGCTGAATTTAGAAAAATTATTCTTCATACAAAATTCAATCAAATCGTCAATAGTTAAGAATTTCTTCAAGATTTTCCTCCTTTCTTTGAGTAATTCTCCTCAAATAGAAGAGGAGTAATCAAATAAATAATTTATCTGAATAGACAACATCGCTTAAATTGTTAAACAGCATTTTGTTGTCATTTAAAAAAGTCCACTGTTTACCATTCTGGCTCACAAGATGAAAACCAGTCTGAATAAGCAATGAAGCTGATTCATCGTTTGTTGTAATTATAAATTTCTTATTATCCATAATTATTATCCTCTTATTTAGCTTTATGCCGCTATTATTCTAGTTTTATCAGGTTGATTAATATCATCTGCGTAATACCATTTAAAACCTCCCGAATAATTTCTTTTATATCGACAACATGGAATAATCGTTGTTTCACATGCTCCCGTTTCTTTTGAAGCTTCTTTTATAGAAGAGTATGTTTTTATAAATACATTGCTTTTTGAATATTGATTAATCTTTTTACAGTTTTTTTTCGGAATAATTGAATATTTATCAAAAGGTTCGCTGTGATATCGCCATACATAGCCATACGCTTTATTTCTTTTTCCAGTACAACAACTTACAATATGTCCAGACTGTCCTTTGCCTGATTTTGTTATTTTATTTAATGATTTAGCGGCATCTGAGGCCGAATCAAATGTTTTAATTAAATTTCCGTTAATATCATATTGATCTACTTTTATTTTGTTATAATTATTTTCATGTATAGGATATTTATCAAATGGTTCTCCATGATATCTCCAAATATATCCATAAGCAGACATTGAATCTCCTTTGCATGCAGCTCCTATATTAGTAGAGGATATTGCTGTTGGTGATATTGTGTTTTTAGCGTCTTCTAATGAATCATAAGTAAAAATTAAATTTCCTTGATAATCATATTGATCAACCTTAGACATTGTTGTTGGAGATGCATAATTCCCACCTTTTGTTATATTGTATCCATTAGGGCGTAGAGAATTATAATATGCTATATAATAAATCTCTTTAGTATTTAATAAATTTTGCAATTCTTCTTGTGAATCACATATGACTTTTTCTACTTCAGAAATAGAAAAAGATTCTTCTCCATATTTATTTATTGCATGTATAATTATCATAGAGCTACTTTTCATTGTTCTGGCAGCTGATAAATGATCATTAAATCTTTTTTCTATACTTGAGGTTGTCTGACCTATATATAATTTATCATTAATTGTATTTAAAATTTTGTAAATATATCCAATATATTTTCCATCTTTATGCATAATAATCACTCCATTAAAATAGGAGAGCATGAAGCTCTCCATAATATTTCAACAGATAATTATTATCGGTTAGCGGTATTAACATTTTAAATACCGGTATGAATTTATCCATTTGCTTTATCAGTCTTATCTCTTGAAGCTTCCCCATCATCGGTGATTTCGGTTGAACTTTTTTGAGGGGCACCGCCATTATTCGAACTATTACTTTGTGTATAGGATGTCTGAAGAGGAACAAACAAAGTGGATAAACCAAGCACTTGTTCTTCTAAATAATTTAAAGCCATAGTTTCTTTCTCAGAGAATTGATTTAATGTATTATAGGCTAATTTTGTAGGTAAGCCATTAGTTGCTCCCTCCAAAAGTTCTTTTTTAAATTCATCTTTTGTATAAGCAGAAACTTCAAAGAATTTTACCTTGGCTGGGTTAGAGACCCAATATGTAAGGAAGCGGTTAACCCATCCCTGAGTCTGTGGTAGAAGCATAGAAATAGCTAATTCTGTATCGGCACGAATTGCTGCTCCAAAGGCTGTTGTACCTGAGATGGTAGCACTATTAAGAATTTGAGCGCCACCAGAAGAATTGAAAAGAGTTTCTGTAGCTTTTGCTATTTTGTTCGTATCTGTTGCTTTATCATTATTAAACGAAATCTGATCTAATTTTCCTGGCACAATAGCAGCAGAAGTATAGTCAGGGAGGCATTCATTAATCATCCTGTTAAAATACTCAATAACAATATCCGGATTAACTTTCCAATCGTCTGGATCCTCACTACCAGTTATCGTTTCAAGTTCTAACCAGATCATTTTATAAATATCCTGAGCGTCAGCAATAGCCTGTAGATCGTCTAAATCAATAAGATTGATAATTCCAGATAATAAACCAGAGAATGGTGGAACTACAGTTTCCCAATCTTCAGCTCTGGCTTTTAAGCAAATAGCATATTCATCTGGCATAGGCTGCCACTTTCCATTTGTAGTATCACTTTCATAGGCACGATACATTGACTGGAAGGGTTCACCCCATAATTCCAACATAGTCTGTCTGGATCTGAAATAACTCATATCCATTACAAACGCGAAATCACCGGTATTATATATACCAGAAATTTTACAATAATCTGGATCAAGCGGAAGAATAAACATTCCTATTTCATCATAATAAGCGCATCCATAAAAAACATCTTCTCGAAAACAAATAGTATAAGCTTTTAAAAACTCATACTGAAGATTTAACTTATCCAACACATTTAATGTGTCCTGATAAGAACTAAGCATGGCATTCGTATCTACGCCTGCAACCATATCATATTCCGGAATAACAGATCTTGCATCTAAACAAAACATGTTTGCATTATATGCAATTAATCTATAATAAGCATGACATCGATAATAAAGATATCTTGATAAATTTCTTAAATTCTTTTCATTACTTCCAATATTTTGCAGGTAAGTACGAAGACTGTCCTTACTATAAGCTGTCACCGCTTTAGTGCTTGTCTTAGTGATATCACGAAGAGATTTTGCTCCTTCCATAGCAGCAGCATAATTTTCAATATTTTTTTTATTTTTTTGATACCAATCACGCATTTCAGCCGTATTATTCAGCTGAGAAGGTGCTGGATCAATTTTTTTTGCAGTAGAAACTTTTTTTGCAGAAATATTTCCTTGTTGTCTAGCCAAGTAACAGCACCTCCTTTGAAATATCATATAATTATATTAAGTTTCGAACATAGAATGTACAACGCCTTTTCTAATCGTAAGTTTTTGAACTAACGATTTGTCAACTTTAGGTTTACGTTTTGCAGTAATATTTTTCCGGCGTTCAGTTTGAAGAGCATAAGAACACATACATGTAACGTAAGCTCTATCATCATGAAGACGGTTAGCTTTTTCAGGACACAATTCAAATGAATCTTTTCCTGATTGTCGTGGAATACGGATCATATTTACAAGTTCCTCTTTTAATGCATCGATACTTGAGAGAGAAGCTTCTTCTTGCCAATTTAATTTTTCAATATGGCTCTTAACATTTTGAAGTTTATCTAATTCTTTCTGAACATTGTAATCAATTTCTTCATCTGTCATTTTCTGTTTTTTATATTTGGCAATTAGATCTTTTTTAGTTTTTTCGTATTTATCTTTATCAATATCAAATATTGTAAGATATCCTTTGTTATCGTATGTAGCCGTAAACTCAATTTTATCCTGATTCATCATCTCAATCATGGCTTCATACATTTCTGATTTGTATTTAGTTGGTTCCATTAAATGAAGCTTATTGACTGCATTTGGGAATTTTTTAACATATTCTTCTGAATATTCTTTGTCAATCAGTCCTCTATGAGTTTTACCGGATTTATCTTTCCAATCAGGCATTAAATAGTCAGCAATATTAACACCACCACCACCAGAACCGGCATCAATATAAACTCCGAGAATATTGCTGTAGTTTTCATCCCCACCCTGGTTATAATCGAGAATAACTTGTTTCAAATATTCAATCTGGGCTGGTGTTTGCATAGGTTTCTTTTTCTTTTTATTGCTTATATCAATAAGATTTATACAATTTAAAAGTCTCATTTTATATTCAAGATCCCCATCTTGATTTTTTTCAGAGTAAATTTCACAAACCAAAATTACCGAATTATCTCGACTTCGAGCCGGGTCATATGCGATAACAATTTTTCTTTTACCAGTATCGTTATATAACACTGGTTTACGAATCACTTCATTACGCGCAATAACACCTCTACGAATAATCGCATTGGCACCTGCATCAGAAGTAAATTCACAATAATACTCTCTACGCGCTTTTTCTGGATTAGAACGCATTTCTGCAGCTACTGTACCTGGTGTTAACAAAGGCTCCATTGTTTCTCCACGAATAGTTGGTTTAAATGCAACTTCACAATCAATATGAGCTACAAAATAATCAGGATCTCCCATGAGTTGTCTTTTGCTAAAATCTCTATATAACTTATAGAATTTTGTATCTGTAGAAGAAGCAGAAGAAATATAAAATAATTGGTTTGGAATATTTGATGGAATACATCTTAGACGGTTACGATCGATTGATTTGCCATCACGATCCTTACCAGACTTAAAGCTTTTATTTACAATTGCAAAAGCTGCATATACCGACATCATTTCTTCATCAAGGAATCCACATTCATCAAATACAACGCTACCACGCATACCTCTTTTTTTATCTACATTACTGTTAAGTGTTTGAGTAAATGAGCCATTATAAAGGGAATATGAGAATCCATTAGAAGAGTGACTGAAGCCATCTCCAGCAGCATTTTTAATTTCAATTTCTGCCTTAAAAATATAACCTGTAGAACCAAGCATAGTATCTATATTATCATTCGCAAGCCTTTCAAGTGTTGTGAACGTTTGTTCAGCCTGCGATCCAGAACCGGAAGCAATATAGGTCCAATAGTTATTAAATAGCATATCTTTCGCCATGATCATAATATCTATCAATGTAGATTTACCGAATCCACGGGTGCACACTAACAAAACATTCGGACAATTCCAGGCTCTCTGAATTACCCATGCCTGTGCATCAAGTAATTCTATATTAAAAAAATCATTTATAAATCTTACAGGATTGCATTGATAATATTTCTGAAGATTTGCAATTTTCATAAAACCTTCAAGTTTGCGTGAAGATAATGGGTACACTCCAGGCTTTACAAAAATCTTATTTCCCTGTTCACAATAATTAAGCTTCGGAAGCTCTTGAATCAGATCCGGATTCATCATCACCAGTCACCTCCGTTTCTTCCTCTTCATCAGAGGAGAAGCAGGAGAATAGTTCATTCAAATCAACTAAATTATCCGGCTCTATTAAATTATGTTCTTCCATATAATCTTTAAGATCAATATTTTCACGTAATAAAATACGAGAAATTTCTTTGTAATTGTCCAAATCATCACGAAGCTTTGTTATCATTTCTCTTTGTTCTGCTAGCATATCAGAATATTCTGATTCATCCAGTCGGAGCTGCTTCAATATAGAAGCATTACTCATATCCATAACCTGACGCATACCACGACAAGTTCCGATATCGAATCCGTTTACTTCACCTTCACGCAAATTCATTTCTTTGATTTTACGTATTTTACCAGTCCAAGTATTTTCACCTTTTTTAGCATTTTTATTATTCTTTAAAGAAATACAACTTTCAGCAGCGAGATCCTTAATGATGGCAGTAAGATCTTTTTTACTCGCCTGTAGTGTTTTTATTGTAGCGGAATTTGTTCTAAGTTTTTGAACGTCAGACATATAAGTAGCAATAGCATTATCAATTTTCGATTGCTGTAAAAATGCTCTTACAATAGAAATAGCAGAAGCAGTACGCATCATATCGTCATTTGCGTCTTCACTAGAATCAAGCAACCCAATTAATTGAGAGTATAGAAATGGTTGATCAGACAATGCTTCTTGTTCAAATGGATCATATCCAATCAACCTAATTACATCAGCTTTATTCTTTTCAAAACCTTCATAATTATCCTGGGACTCCTTGCCTTTTATAACATCTGCAGGAGTCTTTTCATCTTCATATATAATTTTTTGTTTAAAAAAATCAGAATCCTTGAATTGTTTTCCAGAATATTGCTGCATTGCAATGGTTCTTATATATGTACTCCATGCATTTTGTTTTGCTCCTGGAATACCAGCATTTCTTTCAGCTGCTTGAACACTACTATTATAGACATTTTCTAAAAACGGTTTATTCAAATACTGCAGAGCAAGAATAATTGATTCTTTTGTCGGTTTATGTTCTTCTCCATTTTCATCTGTTCTTAATGCAATCTTTCTAGCGCATTCAGAACAAATAGCTGCATATCCAGACTTTACTAAAGGATCCGTATTTTTATAAAAATTTTCTCTATTTTTCTTTTTAGGTTTTCCGCACATATAACACCATGCGGTATCTTCTTTATATACTCGAATTTCTTCTTCGAGCGCCTCTATTTTTTTCTTCATCTGAGTCGGAGTCATTTTTACCGGCTCAATTTTCTTAGTTGTTGCCATAAACAACTCCTCCTTGTACTCATAATAAAAAAATGGGCGTAGTAGGATTCGAACCTACAAAAACCTGATCCTAAGTCAGGCGCGTCTGCCAGTTGCGCCATACGCCCAGAAAATAGGAGAGCAAGAACGCTCTCCTGAAATGTATAATATAAGCAGCAACGCCACTCATACTATTCTTTAAGTTCAGTAGCAATACCAGATTTAATTAAAAATCTCGTTTCTGCATCAAGCACTTTTTCAATAACTTCTTTATCAAATCCAGTATTCTCATGTATAAAATTTAATATTTCGTCGAACTCGACAAACTGTTCTTCATTATTTGTTTCCATAAATATTTTCCTTTACAATTTATAATGATGTTCATCTACAAGACCATTTCCTTGTTCAAATACAAACATGGAGGCTCCTGCATTTGACACCTTATTAATTGAATAGCTATACGGATTTACACCAATAATCGAACGTACAGAAATATATTCTGAATTAATCCCAACATCTCCAGTAGCCAAACTATGCCAATGACCTGAAATAATATAATCCAAAGGCACTTGATATGTTTTTGAAAAATCTTTCAAAGAATCACCTAGATTTTTTGTCTCAAAATGTCCTCCAAGAATTGTATATGTTGCAAGTTGTGCATATACAAGACCGGTTGGATTTTCTATAATTTCAACATTACGATTATCCTTCAAACGTTCTTTCATAAAAACCAATATGGATTTACTCATATCTTCATCTGGAAAAGCATTTTTAGGCTGTCCTACTAATCTCAGCTGATTGTGATTTGAACGTTTTACCATTTGAAATTTAATTCGAACATGATTACTTAATTCATTAAGCCATGTAGATAAAAAATCAGCATATAATATGGCAGAGTCAATAATTCCATATCTCAACTGCATAAGCTGAGAATTTGCACGAAGAATTCCATCTAAGGCATCGCCTAGTTCAAAAATATTTAAAACTTGAATATGATCTTTTTGAATTTGCTCAATAACTTTATTGTATAAATCCCACATACGATTCTTGAATATTTCCGGACTATATGCATTTAAAATATTTCCATATAAATCTTTAATCTCAAACTCAACTCCAAAATGAGCATCCGAAATTGTAAGAAGATATTCTTTATTCATATGTACTGGAGGAATGTACCCTGGTACATTTAATGGCTGTAATTGATTAACAGCATTTACAATATGTTCGGCAATTAGTTCATCCCTAGAATACTCACGAATCCATTTATTAAATTCTTGCTTTTCAGTCTGTAATTTAATACGTTCTTTTTTTAAAGCTATCTCATCAGAAAATCGTCCTAATTGAATAGAAGAGGATGGGAATAAATCCCATCCTGCATCTATATATTCTAAAAGCAATTTAGACCCTTTACGAATTGTATCGCGGTGCTCTGGCTCTTTACCATGACTAGAACGAAAATCTGCAACATCTTGCCACTCAATAGATGTATCTATTTGTTTTTTCTTAATAAGATCAAGCTGTTCTTTTAGAAATTCGTTATTATCCATATAAAATACCTTAATCTAATTCATCAAGATTGATGATTTCCTCAGTCTTAGTAGTAGTAGACATGTCAAAAGGTTTATCACCATATGCCTTTTCAAAGATATCTAAAATATCAATGATTTCACCATCCATATCTACAAGTTGTTCGTCTACCATATGAAGACCTTTGAGTTTACCATCATATTTAACAGTTTTTTTTAATTCCATGTTATTTTCTCCTTATTCTCCTTGACATATTGAACGTATAATAGTAAAATGATATTTGTGAAAGTTTAAAATAATATTCAGTATTAAAGAATATCTGATAAATCACAATCAATACCAATAATCTTATCTACAATTCCTTTTTCTTTTGCTTCATCTGGGAACATATAATATTCACGATCCTTGATTTCCTCAAGATATTCTGCAGTCATATTTGTATGTTCTACCATAAAATCATTCAGATGTTGCTCTAATTTATCATAAAATTTCTGAATATCTTTACCTTTATTAGATGAACTTACATATCCAGTCTGTCCATCATGATAAAGAACTACTGTATTTGGGAAGCAGTAACGTTTATGTCCTGCGGCCAGAATATAACATGCCATAGAAGCACATTTGGCAAATCCCACTGTAATAATTGGAGTAACAGATGTCTTAATAGAGCTTAATACCTGGTACCCGGAAATAACATCACCACCATCTGAATTGAGATAGAGATAAATTGGTTTCCTACATGATGCCGGAAGTGCCTTATCCTCTTTATTCCATTTCATGATCATTAAACATATATTTTCAATAACATTGTCATCAATAGTTTCGTTGACAATAATTTTTCTTTCTTTTAAATGCTCCTTGATAGTGCTCTGATAGAGACTATCGTCTTCTAAAATGTCTAAAAATTCCATATTCCTTGTTCTCCTATAAATAAATAACCATATCTTTTGATGAAGCAATCACTTTAAATGATTTGTTTTCTTTAGATATGGCTTCTTTTAAGTCTTCCTTTATACTGTTTTTCGCGACAACAGATCCGTGAACTAAAACTAATTTTTCTGTATTTACCTTCGATCCAAATTCAATTAGTTCATTTCTATTGGCATGACTTGAAAATGTACCTAAAGAAATACAGTCAGCTTTATTTTCAACCTTATCGCCACTTATTTTTATAAATTTATTTTCCTTATAATTTTTAATTCGATATGATAAATAAGAATTGTCTGCTCCCGTATATCCACTAAAAATCACCATGCTTTTTTCATCATTCAAATATTCATGTAAATAAGAAAGGATCCTGCCGTTTGTACAGAATCCAGAACTACTTAATATAATTTTTGGTGAATGATTTTTTACACATGCTAAGGAATCTTCTTTTTCTTTTATAAACTTCACATTCTCCCAATTGCATACACTATTCCATAATTTCAAATCGTCTTCAGATAGAAGAGTCGTATATAGATCACAAATATCACATGATAATATTGAATCAACTACAATGTCATATTTGAAATTTATATCATCATGAAAAATATTATATAAATTGGTAAGAATTTCTTGTGTACGGCTGAAACTAAAACATGGCATGATTACTGTTCCTCCACGTTCTGTAACCGTATCAACTGCTGCTTTTAAATGTTCTAAATCAAATTTTCTTGTCTTTTTATTAATTCTGCCTGGTTCTCCATATGTACATTCCATAATGGATACTTTATTAAAAACATTTGGAATTTCAGTATTTGGAACGTAATGATTTTTTGTATTCAGGGATCCAATGTCAGAAGTGTATAATATAGAATTTGATACACCATTTTGATCTTTAAGAATTAATTGAAGCTGTCTAGCTCCGAGACAATGGCTATTTTCAAACCATTTAAAAGAAACTATTTCATCAAGAACATATAATTCATGTACATTATCATATTCATATATATAATTTAAAGTCGTAGCTACATCTTCTTCTGTGTAAATAGGAGAGTAGTTACGTTTATATTTAAATGATAAAGCATTTGCTTCACTCAACAATATAAAAGCACAATTATATAATAGTGGTTTCATTAATTGAGCAGTTGCATGTGAAGCGATAATTTTTCCATTAAAACCTTCTTTTATTAACCTTGGAAGTAAACCAATATGATCAACATGTGTATGTCCTACAAAAACATAGTCGATCTCTGAAGGTTTAAATGGAAATTTCTGAGAATTGATATTATATGAATCCAGATAATTATTGTTTTGAAATAATCCGCATTCAAGTAATATTTTTTTTCCATTATATTTTATGTAAGTGCAGCTACCTGTAACATCGTCAGCATTTTGACCTATAAAGTAAATGCCATCTTCTTTTTTCTTCCTGCCTATGTCAAACACCAACTTTCAAATTATTTTACTGCTTAAAATCGAAAATCTTTATCTCTCGGTTTTACAGTAAGAAAATCGGTCTGATTGATTGATTCTCTGTATCTGTTTAACATCTCGACACTACGAACATGCTCTACAAGAAAATAGCTTTTTGCTTTACTTTTATGGTGTTTATTACGTACACGCACATCAAAAGCTCTTCCATGATTACGTAAGTATTCTGCTTCTTTTTGACTGATATTAACCAATTAAGTTTCCTCACTTTTATTTATTTGTAGACTCAAAGGCTCATTATCTGTTGCAATCAGAGACAAAAACCTTTAATAAACCCAATCAAAGTGCAAGCACTTTCCATGGTAAAACTTATCTACTTGTTTTATGGAATTTTGATTTAATTTGTCAACCTCATGGGAGAAGAAGGACTCGAACCTTCGATGTTTCTTTGTGGGGGATTTACAGTCCCTTGCCTTCGCCGCTAGGCTACTCTCCCTTGTGTTAAGATGGGCAGCTACCCTTATCGAATATATAACCATAAGTGGAGGTCATATATTCTGTTGGAACCTTAACTTTCCATATAATTTTCGGTAAAATTATTAAAAAACTTAGCCGCGTCTCGTCCTGACTAAATCCCGCCAGATTTTTTCGCTACAAGGTATCTGGAACTTACCTAACACGCCCCCAAAGACTTGAACTCTGACTAACCGGGTTGGAGCCGGTTGTACTACCAATTATACGAAAGGCGCAAATAAAGGTGACTAATGGGATTTGAACCCATATAAGGCGGAACCACAATCCGCTGCATTGCCAAGTCTGCCATAGTCACAACGCTGCACACAGGATTCGAACCTGCAAGCCCTTTCGGACCAACGGTTTTCAAGACCGCTTCCTCACCAACCCGGACATGCAGCAAAATAAAAGGCAGGAGAGTAATCCTGCCTTTCAACCGGAATCAATCCGGTTATCTTTATATTCATGATATGCTACAATCACATAACCAAGAGTTACATGGTAGGATTTTCACCTACGAATTCCCACAGGAGGTGGGCTGTAATCTACATATCTTGTAACGCAAAGCAGAGTAATCGAAACTCAATCCTGTCGGATCACACGACTTAGCAGGTCGGTTCCACACCTAGTGAATTTACTTTGCAAATGGACGGCTCCACGGAGAGTTGAACTCCGGACTCCTGCGTGACAGGCAGGTGTTATAAACCGCTTAACTATAGAGCCAAAATAGGAGGGGAGAGAAGGACTATACAATCCTTCTCATAAACAAAATGCGTAACCAAACAAATCAAAAGAAAGTATAATACTTTCAAATACTACTTCTGGGACTCGAACCCAGACTCCATTATTGGAAGCAGATCTTAAGTCTGTTGCGCCTGCCAATTACGCCAAAGTAGCAAAAAATGTCCGGTACGGGATTTGAACCCATGTTACCGCCTTGAAAGGGCAGTGTCCTATACCGCTAGACTAACCGGACTTATCAGGGAAGCAGAGGTGCTGCCCCTCTTTTTATTTTATTACTTACTAAAACACAATTATCCGCGGCTCGTGTTCTTTCAGACCTATTCAAAAAATGCCGCATTTCTATCATAAGTAGCCTCGTATTGGCACTTCCCATATATTTAAGCTGGAAAAGCAGGAGTTGAACCTACATTTGATTCGCGAGATCATGTTTTGCCAGTTAAACTATTTTCCAATATTTTTTATTTATGCTGAGATTACACATAAATATAGAAGCTCTTTCGAAACATTATGGTTTCTTTTCTTATCCACTATACGCCGCTTCGCGCACATATAGTAAGCTTCAACAACCGCCTTGTTTAAGAGTGGCACTTCTCTTTAGCCGCATAACTACTCTGTTGTCATCATTCCATTGACGCTGCCGCGCCACAAAGTTCCGCTAAGAACACTGTGCAGAATCGGACAAACATATCAGAGTCTTGCGAGACTCATCAATGACCATATTGCATAAAATATACTATGGTATTAGGCTGCTTTCGTTATGCAGAGGTGTAGACTTTCGCTGTAGAATATAATATCAAATATCACACTTGTAGTTTCTATTAAATCCTTTGAAAATTCAATAAGTATAAGTAATTATTTATTATCTGAAAAGTCTTCTCTACTGAAGATGTGCTACACCAGACGCTCCGATCCCTTTTGAGGATAAGAATACATCACACCTTCATATCGTTCGGTTATTATCCCTACTAAATGTCCATACAAGCTAATTTGGTATATACCAATTCACTTATACAAATGGCTATCACCTTTGCTTAATAAATGCTCAGATTGAATAACCTCCTGATTCACCATCATATCTTCACAGTTTGCATGAACTATCCAGTTTGCGGCCGGAAAGTGTTCCTCAGCAGTCGCCCTTGGACCACCTTATCGTTCCCTGTTTCATGATACTATTTCCGCATAGGATTTAATCTTTTCACTTACCTATACGAAACGAGACCTTTTGAGTCTCTGGCATGTCAGTTTTGCTTAGATTGACTGCAATATAATTGCTTATACCGCAGCGACAGTGTGTAAATCTGCCTTTATACGCCTCACAGCGCACTATCGGAGCCAAGCCTCCATAATGTAATTAATTAAACAGAAAGGATTAGCATATACATTTGTATATACCAAATAGCGGGAGATGGATTCGAACCATCGTCTCTAGGGTATGAACCTAGCAAGGATCCACTCCTCTATCCCGCAGTTGGAATGACACGATTTGAACGTGCGATGTCCTGGTCCCAAACCAGGCGGATTGCCAAACTATCCTACATTCCAATATAGAGCCTGTATTTCTACAGGCTCAAAGTATTATTTACGCATTAACAGCGTCTTTAATTGCCTTACCAAATTTGCATTTTACAGCGTTCTTTGCATCGACCTCAACAGATTCACCTGTTCTTGGGTTACGTGCAATACGTGCATCTTTATGTACAACAGAAAGAGTAACACCATCCATCAGTTTTACCTCGTCGCCTTCAACCAGCGCACCATATGTTACATCCTGCACAGCTTCCATAATTACTTTAATATCTTTCTGTGTATTATTTGTTGCTTCTGCAACAGCCTTAATTAATTCAACTTTATTCATTGTTAGTTCTCCTTTTTCTCATAAAAATAATAGTTATATAAAGCAAAAGCAGTGTACTGACCAGCACACTGCCTTGAATTATCAATATTTAATTTTCAATTATTCGCTGAAAATGTTTGATGCAATTTCAGCTCCAAGATCGTCTAAAGTACAGAAGGAATTGATATATGATACCATTTCATTACCGTCTTTATCTTCGCGCTTGATTTCAATCCCTTTACATTCAGGATTTTTACAAGCCATAACATTACCATGTATATATGTCATTGGGGTGCCACATGCTTTACACTTATGCTTACTAAGAAATCTTTCCTGCTGTTCTTTTAATTTCTTCTTATCAGAAGTTTTCTTTGTCACGGGCTTCATTCCCCATGCAGTTCTCATTTCTTCAAGTGATGTAAAGTGTTCTGTTGTCCCTTTGGACATTCTATAATTACTCATGATCTTTCTCCTTGTAGTCAAATATATTTGATTTTTTTTAGCCGTGTATTTAACGCCCACGGCAGGCTACTACACAAAAAAAATTCGAATCCCATATTTAAACACGCATTGGAGACAGCGCGGAGAGTTTCGCTTTTCTTCAAACAGCTGTCTGCATACATGTACCAACATCCTGCGCAAAATATCGGCCTGAAGATGCAACGAAGCGAAAAGTTATTCCCCTCATATACCACACGAATTTATATTTACAATTTTTGTTACTTTTAAAGGGTTTTAGGCTGATTTTTTTTCAGATATTCTGCAATTTTTGGCGAAATTTTGCAAGAAAGCCTCACTATCCATTCTGTATAATAAATTAAGAAGATTTCTTGTATAGCGCGAATAATCCTTTTTTCTTCCCCTATTACTTGTATTAAGAGCGATTTCTATTAATCTGCTCATTGTTTTTGGATTTTTAATTTTAATTTTTCTTAATTCCACTAAAATCTGATCGAATCTCTCGGTATATGCAAGAATTTCATCATCAGACATATTATCTTTACTTAAAAGCTCAAGTTCTTTTGCATATCCTAAAATTTTTTCCATTTGCCTAGCGTTTGCTTTGCCTTTTACTTTTATTACAAGATCTTCAGTAGGAATAGTATTAGTAGAATGTATCGGCTTGATATCATCCATAACAATCTGTAAACTATTCATCGGACATATATAATAGGAAGAAATTCTTCCAGATAACTTTTCTTTCTGCTGATCAATCAATTCTCTTTCCACCTCTTTACCGTTCTTTGTATATTGAATCTTACGCGTATATCTCATGAATTCTGGAAAATCTCGACGCACCTGTTTCTTATTACCAAGTTCGTCCTCAACTTCCTCTAACTGCTGCATACAAGGAAGTTTTTTAATACGCTTTATTTCTTCTATAGCATCCACTTCATATTCACGTTTACATCCGTCAATAATAACCTGAGCCAGTACCGAAAGAATAACAAAGTTGTCATATAATTCACGACTTGGATTAGTCCAATAATAAGTCATTGCAAGCTGTGCGAGATTACTGGATTCTCCAATACCAATACGTGATTTGGCGAATTTGTTATCCATACGAGCGTATTCTCTCATTGTATTCTTATATGTAAGACCACTTTCTTTAAGCTTATTAACAATAGTGGGATACTGTTCATATGCGGCCTTAGCACTTTTAACCATCACTTCATTATTTGTCACAAAAAAGAAATCTGAATCAAAGTCGCAGCCATTGGCACGATCCTGAATATCTGTATGAATACAATTTACTGCCATAATGTTATTACTGAATACAAAATATCGCTGCATTTCGTCACTATATGTGTTATGTAAGTAACAGATGTTATTTGGACTGTTATGTGGATTTCTGATTCCACACAAATATTCACCGTCCTGAAAACGTTTTGTATAGCACTGAATAGTTCCTGGCTCTACATTAATCGTAGGATCTGTTTCCGGATCTTCTCCGACTGACTTAAGTAGGAGAGCATAAGGATTGCCAAATATTGTAAGATTATCTCCGTCAATAGTGATTTTTCCAGTTCGTAATCGATTTACATATGCTCGTATGATTTGTCTTTTTTCATACCTAAACCATGTACTATTACCAAAATCCTCATTCCAATCATATAAATCTGCCAGCATCTCATAATGATTTATTATCGTAGCATTCTTCCTAAGATACTGTACATAAAGATTGTTATCATCTTTCATCCCCTCTACATAATCCACACTGGTTTTTGCCAGTTTACGCACATCATCAGTAGAGCAAGGAGATGGAACATCTATATTATAGGAGGGAAGAGTATTAACCATCTGATAACTCATCTGCTGCACACCGCCTAATTTACTTGGATGATCGGTCTTTACTATCCCCCAGTAAGATCCATCGGCATTGACACGATCACACCAATACTTATATGCTTCAGCAGGAGTATTACCCATCAAATTCATAAATTTCTTCCATTTAATAGCATTATCAGTTGTAATCATGCGAATATCCTTGAGCTTATGCCAAATTCCGAACATATCCTGTACTGCATAAGTTTCATAATCATGTCCAGTTTTTTCACACCAATCTTTAAAGAATAACTGAATATGAGTACGAATTCCGCATGCCTTAAAGAAATGCTGCCTTAAAAGAGCCATACCATTAACCCATTCCGGCAAAATATCAGATTCAATCAGCATTTCTCCATCCCAGAGAGTATTTTTTACCTCGGTTTCTTCATCATGAACGACACATTTCTTTTTTATAACATTTACTCGTTTATATCTCTTAGTATATTTCGGAGTAACACCGTCTTTTAAAAATTTTCCTTCAGCAATAGCTCTTTGCTTTGCAATTTCTGTAGCAGTTTCATCCAGAACTTTTTCCTGAACTACATAATCCTCAGCTTTTACGATCTTGGCTATTGTCTTGTAGAAACTATCCGTATCTTTAATAATAAGAATGGCTTCTACAGGACAATAGAACTTTCCAACTATTGTACTGGTTGTAAGAGGAGCATATGCCGACATCTCTACAATCTTAGCATTTTCAATCGGCATTTTCTTTCCAAGACCCATTGTCAGCCAGTTATATGCTTTTTTATAAAGCTTTGAGTTAATAAACATCACCTGTCCGACTTTTGCCTTAGAAGAGTTGCGGTATAGCATTTTATAATTAATAACAGTCTTTTTTTCACCTTCTTTCTTTGTATATGAAGAAATGTATTCAACATTTACACCGTTTTCATAGAATATTTCCCGGATTTCATCTTTGGAACATTTCATATAATTGTCTTTATTATCAATCACATTTCGAAATATTGCTCTAATACGTTCCTTGGATTCCTCAGATAAAGATTTATCATGTTCAAATGGTCCAAACTGCTTTAGCAAGTGATCCATTTCTTCTTCATAACTACGACTTCCAAAATCAAAATCAAGACAAATAATGTCTCGTGTACTGGTATCATTCCAAACATTAAGTCCATTCTGTATAATATAATCACTGAATAGACTGTTACTGAACATTGCTTCAGTATAATCGTACCGGTTTCTGACTCCCTGGTTATATCCAAAGAGAGTACCGGCCTTTATATTTTTTATTTTTAATCCGAATTCAGACAAATGATATTTCTCCTTCCTCTATGTTGTATTGCATCAATAACATTTCCAATAGTAGGATATGGTTTTGTATATTTCTGCATAATAGTAATCCTTTCGTATTTTATTTAAATTATAGGATTTAGATTTCTAGTACTGACTGTTCCATAATTATTATTAGAAATTGCAGGTATACAGATTGAAGAAATTGTTTCAGATTCTATAATTCTACGTTTCATTTTTATAAGTTTCTTCTCTTTTTTATTTAATTCTTTATATTCTTTCTTCAAATAACAATATTCTTGTTGCAATTTATTTTTTTCAAAGAAATTTTTACTATTTTTTAATTCTGACTTTAATTTAGAGATTCGTTTACGAATTTGTTTCACAGTCGATCCGTTTATATCTTTTACTTTTTTATGATACCTAAATTCATAATACTTACGTAATTCAGAAGAAAAACAATTCATCAGATCAGACCATTTTGCTAATTCAATCTCTTCAATATCAACAGATTTAGCATAATCAATAATATCCTTGACAAATTCTAAAGTAAGGATGAATGTTTCATATTTTAAAGTGCTTTTAAACATACGAAATTCAATGGTATCCTTATGCTGTAAATTCAATGCGGCACGTTTACCTTTATCCTTATACTTACCATACAGTTCAACTATTGAATCTTCATTTTGCTTTTCACCGGCAAATTCACTATAGTCATTGTCGCGCCTTGCAATCACACAAATTTCATCATTGAATTTTTCAAGAATATAAAGGATCTTAGATATAACTAACTCTTGTGATATTCTTGATTTCCCTAAATAGCTACGATTCGCATGAATATGTAATCCGGCAGTTTCACAATCATGACCTTTATATCCTTCTTTATCAAGATATTCGAACATTTCACGGTAGTTCATTTTGTTCTTATGAAATTCCAAACTGCATGGCATAGTGTCAAATTCAATCTGTACAGTGCTATCATGTGTACTGTAAATAAGATTTTCTTCATCGCTATCAGATCCATTCATAATCTGAATACATTTTTTTACTGTGGAATTTTTATCATTATCAGAAGAGATATTATTATTTCCACCTACTTCAATCTCTGCTCCGAGCAGGAGAGTAGTATCTTCTGATTCTCCAGGCATAAAATGTTTTATGTATTTTGGGACATAATTAAATTGATGAATGTAAGTTTTGGATCGGCTTGAGACAAAACTACGAAAGTATCCTCTCTCAAATTCATAACTATTAGAAGATGCCCTTACATTATCTATGAATCTATTAAAATTGTTAATATTGTTAATATTAAGTTCCTCTTCAAAAGTAGATGTTACTTCAGACCTACGACCTCTTTGCGTGGTGGATGGTACAAAACTTTGGTGCAAAGACACAACATCAATTATAATCCCATTGCAGTCGCATACACATGCTTTATTACAAGTAGTATCGTATAAAATTCTGTCATGAATATAATTGCCATCTCTACTTTGTTCCGCCAATACACTATTAAGTAATTCAAAATCATTCCGGCCATATTCATGTCTATTAATATTTTCGAGTTTTGTTATTATTTGACGTCTACATGAGTCTGTATTACATTCATTATAGATACTGCTATGTAATTTTAATGCATCATTAATAATTTCAGCGTAATCATGAGGAAGATAATATGTATTACATTCATTATCAACAATATAACAGGCATCACCTCTATATTCTAAATGAGTATAAGTAATAATTTTCTCATTTACTGAATATGGATAATGTAAATTTAAATCGAATGTTTGCCATCTATTTTTAAATCTTATGATTGGTAAATAACTCATATTTTTAATAGGTAAGAGCACTAGCAGGCACTCTTACCATTCCCTCCTTATCTTAAAGTACACGTTTCCAATATTCTTCACTTTCAAATTCTTCATCGGTCATACGTAATAAATGCATTTCCTGCATAAGCTGTGTAAAATCAGATTCGAAAAGTTTTACTGCCAGGTCATATAATTCATCAAGCATATTAAGTACTTTTTCAATAAAATCAAGAATAGAATAGCATTTTCTATGTCCTGGTTCTGCATTGTAATTTTTCATGCGGATCTTAACATTTTTATGATAAATCTCGTCAAACCTTGCGTATAAGTAAGACCATCGACTCTGGGCCAGCTCTGGGGATCTTCGTCTCATTACTCTGTTCAACATCATACGTTTTGTTGGAGCCGGTACATTTCTGGAGATAGCATTAATAACATCCTGTTTTTCGGCTATTGTCTGAGTTAATCTGCCACAACGATTATTTAAATGTACAATTTCTTTTTCCCTCTCTTCAATAATCTTCTGAGCTGCGATAAGACCACGAGCCACGATCTCAGCCGGAGTCATATTTTCCTGATTACGGATGTAAGCACCATTCTTGCGGATAGAGGGGAGCACTTCTGAAGTAACCCAGTGCTTGAAGTCCTTTGCTATTTTTAATCGGCTTCCGAAAACTAAGGCGTATAATCCGGATTCATTAATTATTGTCATTTTCTGTCTGCCTCCAAGGGTGTCGATACTTTCTACCCCCTTATCATCAGCAAATACATGAGTTGCAATCGCATCTCTTGAATTCGTATACCCTAACGCAGCAGCTACATCCTTACCTACGAACCAAGGTTCCCCGTCAATCTCTACAGTTCTCAGCTCACCGAATTCTGGATGAACTAGATTCTTGAAAACTGTCACCTCTGGGGCAGCAGTGGTAGTAGTAGTAGAGGATGCAGAAGAGTTATTTTTGTTCTGCATGTAATCGAAGAGTGAAATCTGCTTATCATCATCCACCGGAGTATTCATCCCTGGGATAGGATCCATTCCAAGTGCTGTTCTCATCGTTGGGTCTGTAAGAACTTCTTCTGGTACATCTTCAAATTTGGATTCTGGTTTTGTGTTTGTTGTATAAGTACTCATTTTGCTTTTCTCCTTTATTGTTTAATTAAATTTGTTATCATCATTTTGATCATATTTAATTTCTTCATCATCATATTCATCAGTATCAGATGCAGCACATAAAGCCCAACATCCAATACCGGTTAATACAAATAAAAGAATACATATAAGTATTACCATGATTTATCCCCCTATTGTGGTATATTACATATTGAAATTTCTTTTTCTCCTATAATATGGAAGAAATCCGGTTCATTATGTGTTTCTTTCAGCCAGGTTTTAACTACCCCCGTTAGGCGTTCAGAAAGATCATTGAGTTGTTCAGTAGTATAAGCTGTTCTACTATCTAACCAGTCATCTACAAGATCACCAACGTTTGCCTCTGCTTCCTCCCAGACAACCTCAAGAACTCTTTCTGCATCAACAGAGATTTCATATGGTCTAAGTTCCTGAATTGTAATTGATTTGATTTTTACATTTTCTTCTGCAAAGTAGTCTTGAGCATCTGCAATGCATTCTTCTATGGAGTCAAATGCTGTAGCAGAAGTGTAATCATTGTCACGTTCTAACTGCCAAGCATATTTTGTATCTTTATTTTCTTTGTTCTGCATAATTTAATTATTTCCGTCCTTTCGAGAAGTAGTGTTGTTTGGATCATCCGGATACAGATATCTTTCTATATAATCGCGACCTTCACCTATGAATCGTGGAATATTGAAGTCATGAGACCATGTATCTGCTGTAATTTGTTTACCATTTAATAAGAAAGAACTATGAGCAGATCTGATGATACAGGTACCGCGCTGTTTGTAAATTTTAAGTTTGTTCCAGTCAATATCTTTTTGCTGAATAAGCATTTCTATGATTTCTTGATTACATTTACCATTTAGTTCGGTCTGAGAAAAATGTGCTTGACCAACCATTTGAATAGAGTTACGAATTGCATCCTGCTGTCTCCAGTTAAAGTAGTTTGTAACTTCTTCTCGTGGGAGATTGAATACGCATGCAGCAAATTCTGCTCCTTTGAGTAATGCACGATCATAGCTGTGGTTTGGAGAATAATATCTTCTGCCGATAATTTTTACTAATTCTTTAAATTTTTGATTGAAATAATTAGTGGCCATAGATGCTGCTATAGAAGCAAGTTTCTGGACCCGGTTATCAAACCATGGTGAAGTTTCAAGTTTCTCATAATCAATAAGAAGAAGATTAATTTCATCTGATTGAGTATAAGCCAGGACACAGCCCTGGATATTTCTACAGAGGTATTCTGCAGTATAGCGCATAGCAGCCATAAGTACCTGATCAAATGGTTTTTTGAACCCCCTGGTAAAAGTATGGAATGCACGACCATCGATTTGGATGATCACTGGAGTACGCGGGATTAGATGAGTATCTGTAATTGATTTGTAGGATCTCATTCTGAGATCGTATTCTGTTTGATGTGACATTTTGGTTTGTCCTCCTGTTATTTAATGTTATTGAATTATCAAAACAAGTTGTGGATATTTGGATTTTGTAGATTTTCTTTGCATACTGAGTTAATTTAGCTTGTTTTGATAATGAGATAATAGCATAGGAAGATGGATTTGTCAAGAAAAGAAGTTAAATTAACTGAAATATTTGAGATTATGCATTTGAAAATATGGACGGTAGATGGGGGTTGGATGGTAGTGTGAGGTGAGATTTGAGGAGTGTGGAACAATATGGGCGGTGATTATAGGAGTTTGGCGATGTGGGGAGCGTTACATTTTAATAGGAAGAGAGGGCGTATTTTTCAAGCCAGTGTGGAAGTTAACCGGCTTAGGTCTTTCTGGGTAATTTTAGCCCATTTTGGCGTTAAAAGTACCCCCTTTTTGAGTAATTCCAATTACTGCTAATTTTATGCATAATATAGCTAATTTTATGCATATATACATGTTTTATGCACGAATTATGTATTTATATGAATAAATATTCTATAACTTTTTTTATACATTTTCATTTTTAGACAAATGATTTTGGTATTATATAGTTGTCCGAAGGGACGGTAAACACTTGAGCGGTTCAATTGAATATCGCGAACATGCAAATACATGTGATATGTCCAATGCCCATGTGGGGCGCATATCATAAGTAAAAGCATTTTCAAAGTATTCCGTAGTATCGCAATTAGAACGCTGATTTTTCAGCGGTCCATCCCCCTTTATCACATAGGGCTAAAGTGTGGTTCGTGACAGTCGTTGTCAAGAAATGAGTATACGACAGGGAATAGCAACCCTATATCAATGCTACCATATGTCGAAAAGGCACTTGCATGGAAATTTCTATGTGAATGCGGTATGTTCAATCTAAGTGGTGGACGGACAGACGGCTTGCGCTAACATAGGCAAGAAAAAAGTTTTGAAAGTCGCTGAAAAGCATGGTAGGCAATAACCCTAACAAGGGGGCGCGGAAAAGCGTTAAAATACCGTAGGTGGGCGGTATATGCGGACGAATAAAGTAGTAGTCTGGTGATGCGAAAAAGAATCACAGCACGTAGCCGGCTAAATAGGTACAAAACAGTTTCGAAGCACTGAAATAGGCACATAGGAAAAAGCGCAACAGTTTCAACGTGGCGCGGTTCCTGTAAACGTGGTGCATCTGGTTTCTGCTAGGTGCATTGAATACCGTGTTCTGCATGATATTCCCTATCACAAAGCGGGTAAAAAGAATAAGCTTGTTTATGCTAGTACCGCCGCAGGCGCGAAAACATGAACCACATACATCATAAGAAAGAAGAGGGTTTATATTATGTTGAAATCAGAGAAAATTATTGTACGTGTAGCTAATCACAAGGAAAATTCTATTGACAAGATTTCTAATTTCGTCCGTTTTCTTTGCTACAGGTCGGAATATGAGAAACTTTCCCGCGCATTCTCTACAATGCGCTCGGAAATCGAATCTCATGACAGTACTGTAGAAGATGTGAATACCATTGAACCCGCGTCACTGTTTATGATTGACGGTTTTGATGTTAAGAAATTTCTTGACACACGTGAAGATTTAAAAAAGGTTCGCAAGATTCTTTCAAGTCTTGCCAATGCGAACGTCAATGAAATGACATTCGACAGCCTGTCAAACACTGACAAAGTGTTTTTAACATTACAGGCACATACCGCTGTCAAGTCAATCAAACTGGACGCGTCAATCCTTGTAAAAGAGGACGGCGAAAAGTATGATTTTTCGCCACTTATCAAAAAGTGGTACGCGTCTGGACAGGGATTAAGTAATATCAAAAAATCCTTGAGCAAGATTTTTAGCTCTATTGTTTCCGAAGAGGGTGTGCTTTTCTATCCTGTAAAAGTCAAGGGCGGCGATATCCCTGACAAGGACATTAGACATTTTCTCGCAATGTTTGGTGGTAAAGCCGTACGTGAAGGAAAAGCACAAAACGGCAAATTTGTTTGGGATGAAAGATGCGACGAAAAAGTCGTATTAAATCATCTCACAACATTGTTAGCTGTCGTTTTCGAATCTGGTAACTGTGAAACAATAAAGCCAGAAGAAAAGCCAGAAGAAACAAAGTAATAAAAAAGAGGGTTTATACCCAATGTCATTAAGTTAAGGAAAAATAATTAGATTCTTATATTAGAAATAATATAG